ATCTCGATCGATTTTGGAAAAAGGCTTTGACACTGTTCCAAAATCGATCGAGATTGAGCCGAAATCGAACGAATCCGTGCCAAAATCGAACGAAACCGAGCCCGAATCGAACGACACTTCTAACGGTAGCCCCGAAAGGCACTCGCAGTCGGCGTCGGATGACCTGCAGGACGATGACCCTACTTCTATTATCATTACGCAGTTGGATGTCAGGCAGCACGAGAACACTCATTACAAAGACATGCCCAACGACATCTGCCGCGAGTTGTGGCTGAAGAAAAACGACCTCTACCACGAAATGCAGCAACACCATCTCAAAATGAAGCTGGTTCCCGTAGGCGAAGACCACAACGAAGAAAGGGCACAACACAGGGCAGAAGTTTTGCGGCTTTCCGATGAAATTAACGACCTGTGGAAACTGATTGATACTGAAATTGAACGGTTTAAGGCTGATAATGAAAGGGCAGATAAAAAGGCAGATAACGAGCCTCAAAAGCCCAGCTTCGATGTGTCAACCTATCGGGCTTACATCAGCAAGGCCATCCGCAAGAAATCGCTGACCGACGCCCAGCGCGTGGAACTCCAGCACCGTGTGGATGCCATGCTTGAAGCCGAAATTGAAATCAAGCCGGAAACCCTCGACAAACTGAAAGCCATAGGCATCAAGATTGGATGAACCGCTAACCATACCAGGTGTGCGTGTCAGCCGAACCAACTCAATGCAGATGCTCAGGCAAATCACGCAGATGACGGGCACGGGTAGCGAGCTCGTCATCTTCAGCTATTCGGTGACGGATGGCTGGCTAAGGCAGCTGATGAAGCTCCGGCAAGAATACCAGGTGCAGCACATCACCTTAGTCCTGGACCGAGAGGTGATGATTCGACATCGAGAAAAGCTGATGCAGATCCAGCGTGTGGCCGATGCCTGTTATCTCACAGACAGCCACGCTAAAGTGTACCTCAGCAAAGGCATGGAACGCAGCATCGCATTGATAACGTCCGCAAACGCAACTAATAACTACAGAAATGAGTGCTATTATGGAACAGACAGACCCGCAGAAATCGAACAAATTACCCGAGACATCAGAGGAATTCTTGAAACGTCTAACCGAATTACCGGTTGAAGCCAGGGTAGAGGAACTGGCTGCTTTATTCTTCACCATCGCCGAGATTGCATTGTTCATTGGCATGGATGATGAAGAACTTAGGACAGAAATCACCTGCGATACCGATAGCGAATTATCTCAGGCGTATTATCGTGGCAAGTTGAGAACGAAGATCCAACTACGTTTCGATTCCCGCAACTATGCCTTGCATGGTAGCCCACAGGCACTTTTGGAAATGAGAGAATACCTGTCTGACCAACAAATCGACGAAAATGCGTGATGAAAACCTTTCCATGATTGAGGCCAACATGTTTCTTGACGAAACAGAGAGGCCCAAAAAACTGACGGAGCGTCAGGCAGCTTTGTTGCAACAAGTAGAAGACTGCTATAACTTGAAGTTGCAGAAGCCGATGCACAGCCGCGAACAACTGCGTAACTACCTGATGAGAAAATATAAAGTCTCCAAGGTACAGGCTTACAACATCATAATTTATGCAACCGTCTTACTTGGCAACATTCAGCCCTCACACAAGAACTGGGTCCGCCAACGTATCGAGTTCCTGGCAGAAAAGGCATACGCTGCCGTCGAGGCTGGAAACCTGAAGAAGGCTGAAGCACTAACTAAGATAGCAGCTACTCTCTCCAAAGCGTTCCAGACCAATCTCGATGAAGGCGAAATCATCAATGCGCAAAAGTATCTGGACAGCGAACCGATAACCCTTACAATCGATCCGTCCGCATTGAAGATAAAAATATCCGAGCCTAAGAAAAAGCAGATTGAAAGTATGCTTCGAAAATATGAAATCGAAGATGCTGAAATCATTATACCTGAGGAGGTCAAAGAATGAATAGCCGGTATCTCCATCCTGGACAACTCCGCTATATGCTTTGCAGCCCGCGCGATTCTGTGAATATCTGTGCTCGACGCTATGGGAAAGCTACCTTGGTTGCAATAAGGGTCAGGGAAAATGTGAAGGAAATGCCTGGTAGCCTTGGTGTGTTCCTGGCACAAAGCTTCAGGCAAGCCCACGCCCGGACATTGCCATCCTTGCTTATGGCACTTGATACTACGTTCGGATGGAAACGAGATGTACATTATGTGATTGGGCATCGACCTGATCCAAGGTTAGGATTCAGAGATCCTATTTTTTTGCCCAGTGACTTGAAAGATACAATCTGGTTTGCTAATGGCACACTGATGATAATTGTGAGTCAAGAGGTGGTGCTGTCCGCTAACTCCCTCACAATAAATTGGCTCGTAGCCGACGAGGCAAAAGGATTGGACTACGACAAACTTGCAAACGAGATTTTCCCGGCAATGGGTGGCAGTTCCGTCTATTTTAATGACCCTGCGATATTCCCGCACTTGTGGGGCTCACACTTTTTTACTGACATGCCTTGTAATAAAGAGGGTTTATGGTTGATAAACAAGTATGAAAAGGAATGTGATCCAGAATTGTATGAGACCCTCATAGGTATGGAACTGCGACGCCGTCGTTTGATGACAGAGCCTCAAAACACATACACGCAACAGCAAATCGCCTACCTGACACGAACAGCCAACTTGCTACGCTCAAAATCACTCTATTATCAGGAGCGTTCCATCTTTGATAATATAGCAATAGTAGGCACCGATTATGTGAAAAGATGTGAACGCAATATGCCGGCTTTGGCTTTTCGTACATCCATCCTTTGCAAACGCATCGATAAGGTCGAAGGGATGTTCTATGAATCATTTGAAAAGAAGCTGCATACCTATCATGCGACCGACAATGACCGTTTGAACGATTATAAAGAGCAAAAGTATAACTGCCTACTCGATACGGACATCGAACCGAACAAGCCTATTGCCGTATCATTTGATTATGGGTCTTTGATCAATTGGCTGGTAGCTGCCCAGGTGCAAGGTAGTGTCCATAAAACTTTGAAATCGTTCTACACCAAGCACCGCCAGCGTTTACGTGAGGTAATCCAACTTTTCTGTGAATACTACGAAGACCATCCTTGTAAGACCATCGTTTATTATTATGACTCAACGGCTTTGTCCACCGGCTTTGTCGAAGTCAACCACGCAGCCTACAACATTGTGCATGAAGAATTCAGCAAACATGGTTGGTATGTGAATGATATGTATTTGGGCAATCCGATGCAACACGACCGAAAATATAAAATCATCAACGAAGCCTTCGAGGGTCGTGAGAAGCTGCTGCCCATGATAAATGCCGACAATAATGATGAACTTATCCAAGCCATGTTGCTAACGGAAGCCATCATTGGCTCAAAAGGAATCCGAAAGGATAAATCCGGAGAGAAATCGGACGAGACCGACACCAACCTTCCGCTGGAACTCCGCACCGATGGCACTGATGCCTGGGATACAAACATCCTCGGTTGCCTCACCAAGCCCTATGATGATGACTTCATCTATGGATGATGCTTTTTGCTTTTGCTTTGCGTCGTCGACGCGCCTTCGGCAGCCGCCGCAAAGACAGTCAGGGGCATCGCGGCACTTTCCCTCAGCCCTCAATCCTCTGCATCCCTCCCTTAATCGGAGCGGCCTATGGCCGCATATTATTATACCCGTGCCGCGATGCCCCATGACCAAAAGCAAAAAGCGAAGACCATTGCGGACGCCTATCTGTCCGGCTGCAATGGTCTAACCTACCGGCTGCAATACTGCAGTGCTTCAGGCACTGCCCGCCACGAATATGCCTATCAGTCCGGCGCGTGGCGGAACCTACCGGCTGCTACACCTCTATTAATATAAATCCCACGAGGCACTCCCTGACGGCGACTTTTCTTTTTGCGGCAAAGCCGCTGATCTTTTTTTTCGGCAAGGCCGTTTCTCTTCTTTTCTCACACGGCGGCAAAGCCGCCAGGCCAGCCCCTTCCGTCGGCAATTTAAGCTACAGCTTCGCTGGGTTTTTGCTTAATCGGGCATTTTGTGCCCGATTAAGCATACGATGGAAGTCTTATTCTTTCAAGGTATGGCCATATAAGCAGGTTTTATAATGCTTAATTTGCTTTTTATTTGCGCAGGAAATCCAAACACTTTGCAATTACCTAATATTCAGTGTGTTTTTATTTGCGCGATATGTGACAGTAATTTGCCAAGTACCAAGTTGATGACCAAGTAGGGACTAAGTAACAAGCGCACGAGTAACTACTATAAACTCTCAACTCTAATCTTTAAAATGATAATGAGGGCGTCCCCCGCCTAAGCGGGTCGCGCCATCCGCTCAAACATACTCGACTTGCAAGCGGCTGCGTCTCGTACTCGCTTCTACCGCATGACGCACGCTCCAAGCACTGCAACCGTCCGGGTCCACACCGACTAAAGCACGGTGATGGACGCACACGGTCGCAGTCCTTTCCGCTTTCAAAGCCCGTCAGCCTGGTCGTAGAGTCGTGCCGACACAACGACCAGTCTGCCGCCGGTGCGAAGGATATGCCACATTCGTCATAACCTGTACTGGCGTGCAGAACATGCCGCCTGAGTCAAAACCTTCACACCGTACAGGCCAAAGCGGAAGAAAACCCCGACAGGAAGTCATCCTGACATCCTGCCGGGGTTTTCTGTTACCCGCCGCACGGTGACATCCCTACGTTCCAGAACCGTTCCATCTCCCACCGCACGAAAGGCGACGGTCCTCTCGAAAGAGTCCTTTTTTACGGGCGTTGCCGTGGCAATAGTCTGTGCCAGACAATTGCTTTCATGGCAATGCCCTAAAGGACACTTTCAGGACTGTCGTCTTTCTCCAACCGCACATGGGCGGTTCATCCTCTCCGGTCTGCCACCCTTCTCACGCTATTCGTTGACGCCTAATCGGCGGTTGTTAACGCTCCGCGAGGTTATTTCAGCGGTATTCACAGTTCCAGCACTTCTAACTGGTATTCCCCCTTCCGACTCGTTCCGTACCACTTTCCTGCTGCAAAAGTAATTCGCCGCTTTTCTGCACTGCAAGGTCAAGCCTACTGTTTTCGTCGAAAAATCTCCACACCTGCGGGTAGTATTTTTCCGAAAAACCTTGCGGTGCAAAGCGGCATTCCTTTTCTCAGGCAGCATGAAAGTTATACGGCGATTCGGGGGGAATGAATTAAAAAAAAATGCTGGAAGTGAATGACTTAAATAAAATGAAAGTTACCGGTTCAAACGAAAAGAATAAATCTATGGAAAACACTATGAACACACGCGAAACCGCCCTTTTGATTGTGGCGACTCAGGTCGAAGACTTCGACGACCTTTTGAAAGTACAGGCCGAAACCGGCCTTGATATGGCAGAACTCGAAACAATGTACTACTCAATCATTTAAGGCGATGGAAACGAGATATTTTGCAACTGGCAACTACCGCAAAGATGGCCGCTGTGAGACCGCCCACGCGATGAAAGAGGGCGCAAATTGGGCAATCTATAGAGCCGCCGCCGAGATGGTGCAGTACATCCCGACTAATGCCGTACTCGTACCCATGCCGAGCCACACGGGAAAGGCGACCTATACTTTAGAACTCTGCAAACGGATTGCACGAGAGACCGCCGCCGAGGTTTGCGACTATCTGAAAGGCACACCACGCGAAACCCTTTACAACCTAAAGAAGCAAGGCCGCCACATTTTGCCCGCGAAATTGGGATTTTATCTTTCCCAGCCGTTGCCAGCGGGAAAGCGCGTCATCATTATTGACAATGTAGTGGCCACGGGAACGACCGCCGCCGCCGCAGTCCGCGCCGTTGGTGGTGGTGTCGTGTTCGCATACGCCGCCGCGACCAATAGCCAGACCAGAAAAGACCTTAAAAGACTTTATCCAACCATTTAATAATTAGAGGCAGACACGCCGCCAAGTTGCGTGTATTTCTACAATGTTACAACAATTAAACACCATCGAACCCGCCCAAACTTTTGATTTTGAGGCAGAGAAAAACATCGAATTGAACCTTGAAACGCTGAAGCGCACACACAAGGAAAACGACATTTACGGCAAACCGCTCAAAGGCTTTTATCATTATGAAGCGATTGAACGGATAGCGGAAGCCGCTGAAAACCGTGGCCTTATGCCAGTAGTTTCCGACCTATGGGCAGCCCAAAACGGCAGCAAGTCCCAGCCTGGTGTCGTATTGTTGCCACAAATTGAGGCCGTGACCATGCCCCACGCAGTAGAAGCGCACATTTTGCGCCGTGTGTTTTGTACTCTTAACCTCATGAAATTTGATGATGGCGAGAAATGCACAAATATCGCCTTCACCTATCACCAAGACGGCGTACAAATCGCCATTGGTCAGCGCGTCACCATTTGCCGAAACCAAACTATTTTGGGAGCGGAACACACCGCAATAAGCAAGGGCAACGACCAAGGCAGTATTAATGAACTTTTCGCCACGGTGGAAAGATGGCTTGACAACGCCGCAACCATCACCGACAGCGACCGCCAACGGATTGAAAGGCTAAAGGCGCAACGCCTCGACCGCCCGACCGCGTTAATGTATTTAGGCCTTCTTAATTGTATGAGAGTCGCCGCCGACAGCCGTACAAAGGCAATCCGCGACCGCGTGAAAGTCGCCCCCCTCAATCAGGCGCAGTTGTCAATTTTCGCCGAACATTTGACGGAACGCCTAATGTTGTCGGACAGCCTTACAGCATGGGAGTTTTTGAACCTTGCGACCGAGGTACACAAGCCAACGACCGCCGACATGCCGCGTATTATCCCCACTAATGCGGCACTCTTTGACATGATGGCAGCCGTTGAGACAGAGACGCAACCCCTTTTGAATTGCTAACAATCCGAGCAAGTGACGGCGGCAACCGCCGCCGCCACTTTTTAATCATTCAAAACTATAGTATTATGAGCGAGAAAGTAAAGATTTATTTTGCAGGCGTGGACGATTGGAATAGGCCAACATTCCGCGAGGTTCTGAACAAGTCGCGGTATTATTGCGACATTTACAAATTGTTTGATTACAACACCCCCGAGGATAAAATAATGGATTGGTATTCGTTTGTTGGAGTTGCGGGAATTGTTTTCAAAGGCAGTTGTTTCGATTCCGAGCCATACGGCGAACGCGTCAATGTGGAGTTAGTGACACGCGAGGAGGCCGTCAAGATTTTGAGAGGATGACGGCGACCGAGGGACGGCGACCGCAGAGCCGCCGCCCCTCTTCCCCTGCATATTTCGCAAAATCGATGAGGCAATTGCCACCGTTTCGGGAGGGCGGCGCGGGGTCTGACGACGCAAAACGCGCCGATTTTTGCAAAATCGGCGCGTTAGGTGATTGAGGGATAGAAATTTGCGTTTTTCAATTGTGAACTCAAATAATATAAAAAATTCGCCGCCTGCGGCGTCCGGCTGGACTTGCAGACGGCGAATTTTTGATGAGAAGTGGAAAATTTTTCCAAAATAATGAAAATTTTCTTGTTTTTGTATATACATTTACAAAATAGTTGTATATTTGCAGCATCAAAATACAACGCAATATGAAGAACGTAGAAATTCCACGGATTGAGTACAAGAAACAGATACTCATTGAAAACTACAACCAAGGGGATAATGAAGGCCAAAATTTCAAAGAATGGGTTGAAGCCGAAGCACAAGGCGACCCGGGATTCTTTAGATGGCTGTTTGAAGATGATAATCTCAGCGATTTTGAATGCCCCAACGAAGAAGCTTTACAGTCATTCATGGATTGGATGCTAAAATGATTGACGATGAAAGGTAAGACCAACAATCCCCAAGGCCGCCCACGAATGGGTGACGGGGAGAAACGAAAAGCCGTGAGCCTTAGGCTGAAGCCGCAAACCATTGAATGGTTGAAACGCAAGGCAGAAGAACAAGGCATCAGCCAAGCGGCGGTAATAGACAAAATGGCTGAATGACAAGGAGGGCGAAAGCCCTCTTTTTTTGTCACTTCCTTTGCTTTTGCGGTGGATATTTTTGCATCAACCAAAAACCACCATAATGATCCACGCAAGCAAAATCTTTGAGCTCGTGCAAGTTCATCCGTCGTTTTCGCTGACCTTCGTGGCCAAAAACGGCGAACTGGTGACAGTGGACGATTGCCGCTGCACCAGCTTCCACAGCTCAGGCGAGACAATGAACATACGAATACCCTCTTCAGGGCAGATACGCAAGGTAAACCGTAAGACTATCGTCGCATTCAATGGAGAGGAGGTATTCATATGAAGAAGAAACCCGAAGAAAACGAAATCGTCTGGGTGGGCGAAAAAATCGCCTTATACGATGAAGCACTTGTTGTCTTCAGCAACGACTCTATGACTTTATTCAACGAGGGACAAATTGACCCCGTGCCCGTGCAATCGTACAGCGTTGCTCCTTGGGGCTTCAACAATGACCTTCCTCAACAGGTGATGCAGAAAATTGATGCCGCCGAAGTCGTTAGCACTAACGCAAACTTCAATTGGAAAGTGCCGTTTGGCCAAGGTCCGAAACTCGTTGAAGTCATCCGTGACCCTGAAACCAACCGCGTCAAGTCCTTCAAGGAAGTGCTTGAGGGCGAAGCCTATGACTGGTTTATGCGGAACAACATCCCGCTGCTGCTGATGGAGATCCTGACCGACCTCAGCTATTTCGGGAATGCGTTCCCCGTTTTGATTGCCGGAGATAAGAATGATACTGGCGGGCGTACAGGCATCAAAAGCATCATCCACCGCGAAGCAATGTTCAGCCGTTGGGGCCTCACCAAGAAAAAGCTGATCAAGCAGCATCTGTATTGTGCCAAATGGACTGACAACCCAAGCAGTGACGAAATACAGGCTTCTTATGTGGTGGACGAATACAATGCCGTGGCCGACATTGAAAAGCGTTTAGCCCTCGGAAGGGATGTGAGAATGTGCTTCCCCATTTACGTTCCCAGTCCTGGCCGGCCATATTATTCCTACCCGAGTTGGTGGAGCATCTTCCGCAGCGGGTGGTATGACCAGTTGACCAGCATTCCCGCGCTCAAAAAAGCCATTCTCAAACACAACTTGGGTGTGCGCCATATCATCTACATCGCAGATGAGTATTTCAAAGAAAAAGAGGAACTTCTGAAGATTGACAAGGATAATCACAAGTCACGCAAGGAGCTTTACGACGAGGTCGTCAAGCAGCTGTGCGAACAGGTGACAGGGGAGGAAAATGCCGGAAAAGCTGTCGTCTCAAAGATGAAGATGGTGCCAAACGGCAACAGTTGCACCTTTGAGAAAATGATGACCGTCGATACTATCAAGAATGATATATCGGGCGGCGAATACTTAACCGATTACGAAACGGGAGCCAATATCATCTCTTACGCAATGGATGTCCACCCCAGCTTAATCGGGGCGACTCCTGGAAAGAACTCAAACAGCTTATCAGGGTCGAACATCAGAGAGATCTTTATTATGAAACAGAGCCTCAGCAAGCCGACAGCCTATCTCGCCTTGCAATGGTGGCCAGTCGTTCGCACGATTAACGGTTGGAATAAAAACTTGGAAATCGTTATTCAGGACAGCTTATTCACAACCCTCGACAATGCCAAGTCGGGAGAGGTGAAGACTGCCAATAACATAACTCAATAAGCCATGGCAATATTAGTGAAAGCACCTGGTGATGTGCCGGTACACACCAAAAAGATTGGTCGAAACGACCCATGCCCCTGTGGCAGTGGAAAGAAAGCCAAAAACTGCTGCGGAACTGAACCGAAATACTTTTACCTGAAAAGCAAAAAACCTGTAAAATGATTCTCAGTAAAATAACCCAAGCGACACAGTTTTTGCCTTCGCTGAACCTGACATTGGACAATGCCAGGTTCGAAGACTTCTTCCGCAGCGCCCAGGAGTGGCTTGTGAGCCACATCATCGGTGATGATCTGGAAGGGACCTTGGAAACCGAGGTCGACATGACCGCCTCCGACACCCACGAGGAACTGCGCCGGCTGTGCCAGCGCGTCATAGCCAGAAAAGGGCTGCTTTCTGCAATTCCAGAAATGGACTTGCAGCTGACTGAGGCAGGATTTGCCGTGCAGCAGAACGAACAATTCACACCAGCTTCGGCGCAACGTGTGGACAGACTGATTGCGGAATTGCCAAGAAAGATTGCTGCAGATGCGGATGCCCTTGTGCGCTATTTGATGAAAAACAGCGGCACTAACGAGTCGGCATATTCAGAATGGCGTGGCACGGACCAATTCAAATACCTGACTTCGGCGTTCTTGCCTTTGTACGAGTATTTCAATCGGTTTGCCGTGCCAGGAGCGGAATCCTACGATGAGTATTACGACACCATGCCAATACTGGAAGAGGGAATGCGTATCGTTGCAGACTATTATGTTAGCAACGAAGAGATTGACCGCCTTCTGGAAATGTACCGCGACGGTGAGCTGCTGGATATTCACCAACAGGCCGTCAATCGTCTGAGTATAGTTGCCGCTGCGGCACGTAGCAAGGACATCAATCGTGCCAGGAGCGCCGCCATCCGAGCCCGTGAAATAATGTTGTCAGACCCCGACAGCTTCCCGGCATTCAAAACATCGTCGGCTTACAGTGCTCCAACTATTAACCTGGACGGCGGCAAAATGGTGAACATGCTATGACGATAGATCTGCACATACCCACCTGCTGGAAGGAATTGACCTCGGAGCAATTGCGCGACATCGTGGAACTGGCCTTAATGGGATTGCGCCGTGAGGAATATCTACTGGTGCTATTTTGCAAGTTCTCTGGCGTTAAGATTGTGCCTGGCACGACTGTGGCCGAATCCACCGATGCCGTGAAGACCAAGTTCGTGGATGCCGAAGGCAACGAGTTCGAACTTGAAGACTGGCAGTTGTCCGATTTCTGCGAACGTTTGGCATTCGCCCTCGACGAGCAAATGCCCATGGAATCTCCATGGCCATTCAAATGGGACCGATATCTGATGGACACATCATTCGGCAACTGGTTCCATGCCGACGCACAGCTATTGGGCTATGCACTGGAAGGCAAACCGGAGCGACTGATGGGCGCGATGGCTGACCTTGGCGACCCGCATGAGACGCTGGAGCCAAGCGACATCACGCTCATGTTGAGGTGGTATGAATGCTTCACCGATTGGCTTCAGGAGCGGTACCCGCTCGTGTTCAAGAAAGCAAAGCCTGGTGAAGCATCCACTTCGTCGCCGGTTGAGGCACGGCAGAACATCATGCTGATGCTCAATGAAGGCAAGCCACAAGACAACCAACGTATCGAAGACAGCAAGATGCACGATGTGTTGGCCGCGCTCCAATACAAGATTGAATACGCCAAACAAATCGAAGAAAAACTGCAAGAAATCAAATGAAAAAGACCTTCATTAAGAAGACGGTGGACGAGTTCTATAAAGTCCTCAAAGAGAATTACGGCAGCAAATGCGAAGTGCAGAAAATTGAGCTGAAGACCTGCATCAACAAAAAAGCAGAGCTTTTTGTTCGCGTTGAAGCGGTCGTCGACTTGCCTGATGATGACGAACACAGTTATAAGGTCAGCAAAGACTTCGACCTATGAACCATGAGATTCCCCATGAGTGTCCGAATTGCGGCGAAGTCTATGACGAAAGGGTGTATTGGGGCGTGTGCCCCTACTGTCATCATCACGACGAATTTTGTCACTCCGAATAGAAAGGCAATTGCCACCTTTGCAGCCTAATCACGAACAATTAAAAAGTAAGAAAATGAACTTTGGACAAGCAATTGAAGCCGTAAAGAATGGCAAACTCGCAGCTCGTAAGGGCTGGAATGGTAAAGGGATGTTTATTTTCATGCGTCCTAAATGTGAACTTGATGCTGACACTGTTGTCAACAAAGTGCAGTCCCTTCCCGAGTCGGTTAAGAAATGGGTTGCGGAGAATTATGGCGATTCTCCTTCCGACAAAATCAAGTTCAGCGAATACCTCTGCATGAAAGCCGCTGATGGTACCATTGTAAACGGATGGTTAGCCTCGCAAACCGACATGCTTAGTGAAGACTGGACCATTCTTGATTAACTCTTTGAGACAAACACTAATACCTAAATACTATGAAAAGGATCTTTCTCTTCTTCGCGTTGGCTCTCCTGGCCGTGTCGGTCAGCGCACAAGGCCGCTATAACTACGATAGCAGCCACAAGTACGGCTTCCTCTCAAACTGGACACTTGGCGTGTCTGGACAATACTCCAACCAACACGGCGCGTCGAATGTAGGTATCAGCGCATTGGCCACAAAGCGCGTGGGCGATTATTGGAGGCTCCGTTACGAAGCTTCCATCAATGGCCTTCGCAGTGTTGAAGGCTTCGACCGTTACGGTACGGCGATGGCCGGTGCCTCGTTCGATTTCCTGAATTGGATGTACCTCTTTGCCGATGCCGGTGCCGTGGTCAATCCAACGATGGCTACCAAGCTTGGGCTTGCAGCTGATGCCGGACTGGGTTTGAACGTGAATTTCGGCAAACACTCGATGCTATGGCTGGAGGGCGGCAGCGACTTGGTACAGAACAATGCCGCTTTTGATAACACTTTCTTCGTCCGCCTTGGCTATGGGGTTAGACCTGGCATCACCGAGCGCGACCGTGTGGAAATCGACATCACGCGCCACAATGCCGAGCAATTAGGCACTTTGACCGAGGAAAACCGTCTGCTGAAGACAGACCAGAAACGACTACAGGAGGCCAACGACACACTGATGGCCATTCAAAACAGGTCGTTGGAGCTGCTGGCAAGGCTCGAGAAACGGCTGGACGACTGCAACGCTCAGGTGGCTAAGGCCGCCAGTGCGCCGCAAGTGGCCAGCCCCATATTTCAGATCTTTTTCGACTACGCCTCTTCGGAAATCTCGTCTATCGAGTCGGCGAAGGTGGCGCAGTTGGCCGAATATATCAACACCACACAAGGCAATTACCGTATCGAGGGCTACAGCAGCCCCGATGGCGACCCCTACCGTAACGAGGTGCTGAGTGGCGAACGCGCCAGGGCAGTGTATTGGCTGCTGATCTCGAACGGCGTGGATGAAGACCGCATCATCCCGATGCAAGGCGGTATCTCCACGCAATACGGCGAAGACTCACCTCTTAACCGTATGGTCGTGGTCAGCGCCAGCCCTTATTAGTTCTTTGAAATCCTTTCGAAAGTGCCCGTCAGGTGGCGTGATGCCGAGACTGGCGGGCCAAGACATAGCCGCCCAAGGCCATTCATATTGTTGTTGAAGGGTACAGGCGGCAACATTATACGCTCCAAGGCTTGCGGGTGCCGTCGTTGCCTTTGTCGTAACGGATTGCACCGTTCCACCGCAAGCATACTTTGGAGCGCTCGGGGCTGTTAGTTCAAAGGCAGAATGGCCACGGCCTGATGAGGGTCGGGGTAGAATGGTGGTTCGAGTCCACCACGGTCCACCGTTCCTTCACCGGCAGGGATGCCGTGTGTCGCACAGTAACAACATCATTATTCACCAATCAAAGCCGGTGCAAAAGGACACCGTCGGGTGTGAGCCCCGCGTTTGTCAAGTTTGTTGCGTTGATGAAGTGTATGTATGGCGTTGTCTTCTGATTTATCCACACTCACAGCTTTTGAGAATCTTGTGCCAGCGGACTACCAACCGCTGGCAACCGAAAATCCCACTAAAACATCATACTATGGTATTACTTTTCATATTTGAATTCATCCTGAAGGCCGTTCTGCTGGTACTTGGCTTGCTTGCCTGGCATGGCTTGCATTGGGCAGCCGTGGCGTTTGTCGTGGTGCTGTGTGTGCTTGGCTTGTTCGACTTGTTGATGGCTTTTGTCATGTGGAGCGCCGATAGGGACATAATAAAGGGTATGTAATAGAAAAATTAGACGATATGGCTAATTGTGAGAAACTTGTTCCCATCATCATCCGCTGGGAAACTGGTGTGACAGGTCAGGGCCTCTCAAACAAAGAACTGTTTGAGAAGGCCAGAAAAAAAGGTTATGGCAATGACCCTGTGGACACAGGTGGGCCGACTATGGTAGGGGTAATCCTTGACACTTACAAGGCCTATTGCAAGGAAAAAGGGAAACCTGTTCCAATGGTAAAAGACCTGAAAGCCATGCCATACGAAGAATGGTTTGAAATCTTCAAGACCCGCTTTTGGGATAAGGTGAAAGCCGACCAAATCAGGAACCAGAGTATTGCCAACCTTTGTGTGAACACCATTTGGGGAAGTGGCCCTGGTTACATCAAAACCATTCAGCAGGTGGTAGGAGTGAAGCCTGACGGCATGGTTGGCCCCGTGACCCTGCAAGCCATCAATACGGCTGACCAACAGGAACTATTCAATCGCCTTTGGTTGCGCCGCAAGAAATTCTTTCTTGACCTCGTGGATAACAGCGTGAAGGAATACGAGCGTAAACTGGGAAGGAAAGCCACGGAAAGAGAATTGCTGAAGTACACACAGAAGCGATTCCTCAAAGGCTGGCTCAATAGGTTGAACTCATTTGAATTTGAGGAATAATGAGAAAATACTTTCTGATCATAATGTTATGCTTTCTCTGCGGTTGCCGTGGTCAGCGGCATGTGGAATCTACCGAAACGCAGCAGTACACCTCAGAGATAGGCGTAGAGTTCCACGACCTGCAAAGGTTCTGGAACTCTATGGCCGAAAGGCTTAACTTCAAGATTGAGTTTTACCCTGCTGAAGGAGGCCCGGAAAAGCCCAGCACGGACAACTGTGTCCCCATCGATCCGAACGACAGCCACATCGGCACTTTGCCCACCATTGGCGGCTTTGGTGGCTCTGGTGGCGTCGGTTTCGGGTCGGTGAAAAGCATGGAGTTTACCAGCGAGAAGGTCGTTTCCGATTCCTCGTTGTCGCATACCGACAGCACGGCGGTCTGTAAAACCGAATCGGAGTCGGACGCACACACTGAAAAAGCGTCGGAGGTACGGCAAGACAACGGCACATGGTTAATCGTGTCCGTTGTCGCTGCCGTGGCCTTCATCGTGCTTGTGTTGATATTAATAAGGAAGTTCTTCAAGAAATGATGAGATGGTTGCAGATAGGTAGAGATGTGGTGGTGCTATCGTATGAGGAACACGACGGCAAGATTACACCTGGCCGCCTTCAGGTGCTGCCGGTTGGAGTATGGAAAAACATATTAAAACGCCATAATGATGAACAGATACATTAAACCAAACGATGACCGCTACCAGTTCATGGTAATCAACACCGTCAATGGCTACTCCATCGAGGTGCTGGTAGTGTCAACAGAAGCCCTTGCCGCCATAACGCCATCGGTGGCCGCACAATTACACATCAAACTGCCTGATACCTTCCGGCTCCAAAGCTGCGCCATAGAGGATGCCGAAAAGCAGCTTGAAGAACTTGCCGCGCTCAATGGATGGGTGCCCATCGAATAGAGACACGTCTTTTTTCATATTCTTTATATTGTTTTTCCTCTCCAATTCGCCCGATTGGAGAGGTTTTTTCTTTCCAAACCCGCAATAATTGGATAGTTTTGGAAAGAATTTCAAGTTTTTTGGAAAAAAATGCACTTTTTTTGAAAAAAAATGAGAAAAATTGTTGTTAGTACGAATATTTGTATTATCTTTGCATCGTCTTAATCAATCAAACATAACAACAATGAAAAAAGTAAAAGTAGAACTGACAGAAAAAGAAAATGACTTGATCCAAGCCATCAGAAATTACAGAAAGAGTTACATCTTCGCAGGTCCCGAGATGATCTTCTACATCGAGAAACTCTTCACAGAACTGATGGACGGAGAAGAATGACAAACCAAAGGGTTCCGCCGAAAGGCGGAACCCACTAAAAAACAATAGAATTATGGCAACAATGACATTAAAAGACACCCAACAGGGCACGATGAAGAAACAATTGGAAGACATTTTGATTAGCATTTCATGGCGCGACCTTGCCATGCGCTACTTCGAGAAATCGGGGTCGTGGCTATATCACAAACTCGATGGCGTGGACGGAAATAAGAAACCGACTGATTTTTCCGTAGAAGAACGCTACCAGCTGAAAGGCGCATTGGTGGACCTGGCCGACCGCATCCGCCGTGCCGCCGACACGATACAATAAGCCTACGGCCGTTATGTGCCGTTGATTAAGACAAAAGCCGCCGCCCGGGCTTGCGGCGCAAATCAATATCCCATCATTTTCGTGACCCCACGAAAAAGGTGGGATTCTTTTTTGCTCCCGACATAAATGTCGCCAGCAAATCCTTATTTTACTTTACGCCCTGAAAGTTAAATAACCGCTTCGCTTATTTTAGTTTGGGCGCATTTCCCTTGGAAAAATGCAATTTTCACCCCGAAATTCCCTTGAAAATGTGTAAATCTTCACCCAAAAATCCCTTGAAAATGTGTAAATTTTTCCCCGAAAACTTAACCTGAAGCTTCCATCATGTTACTTTTTCGCCCAAAACTTAACCTGAAGGTTTACATGTACCCGATTCTGCTTTTTGGGGTACATAATGGCCTCTATATGTACCCGAATTTGCGTTTTTGGGTACATATTTCTATTTTTGCGGCCTAATCCAAATCTATTCAATATGAAAAAAGTGTTATTACTTATTGCGTTGGCCGCTATGATGACAGTAGGCTACGCCCAGAAACCACTCACTTACGACTATGTCATCCAGAAGGAAGGCGCCACTGCCGACCAGATTTACACAGCCCTCGTGGACTGGATTGCCACCAACTTCAAAGCTGTTGACGGCGACTTTTACCGCGACAAAGAAGATAAGATGATCACTAAAGACGTGATGTTTGATTTCTCGACAGGAAAACTGTCCATTCTTTGTTACAACGGCAAAATCACCTACAAGCTGAAATTCCAATGCCGTGATGGCAGGTTTAAGATGGAGCTCACCAATTTCAGCCATGATGTCAAGCCAGGAAACAGCCAGTCGTGCATTCTTGGGCTGATATATGATCAGCCGCAAAGAGTCCACAACGGTTCTTATGATGAAACCGCGTGGGAGAAAATCAAGGAGGCCTGCGATGCTGAGGCAGCCAGGCTAAAAAACACCTTGGAGGGCTTGACCATCAACCCTGCCAACGATGATTGGTAAGGAAATTAGAGGAAATAATGTGATTTTTTCCTCTAAAACGCTTGCATATTAGAAATTTATCTATATTTGCAGCGCTATACGAGAGGGATAGACCTCTAAGCCGGGGCAGCTTCAACAGCCCAAGACACAGCCAAGGGCTTTTTTGATGCCCAAAAACTATAGACCTTAGCGGTCGCCTTTCGTGAGATTCAGCCCCACTTGGAGGCCTCTCGTATAGCAGCGAAATGGCGGCCGCTTTCTTTTTGCTGCCCAATACAAACTCTTAAATGCTATACGATATGCAGAACACAAAGAACACAGCCGGACAGACGGCAAAGAGAACACTGGTAATCTTCCGCGATTGCCATTCCAGAAACAACATCGTAGTCGAAGCCAACAGCGACCGTGAAGAGGAAAAGATCCGCCTTCGCGCCATGAGCAAAGGCTTCCTTGTGGCCGTTCGCAAGCCTCGTGAACTTGTGCAGAACTTAGGTAATACTTGTGCAAATACTTGTACAAGTTCGACTCACTCCTGGCACAAGCCTTCGGCACTTATGGAACGTCCGCGTACACGCCTGGGCGGTGCCTTCAACCTGGTATTATCGCAAATCGCAATGGAAGGAGGTGCGATATGATACGTACAGAAATAGCCACACGCCTTGCAGAACTGGCAGCGAAAATGAAAACCCACGAGGAAGACATGGCAGCCACTCGCAATGAAACCGAAAAGCTTATGCGTGAAATAATGGAAGATTCAGGCAATGAGTAACACACGCTATTATACCAGGGACGAGATTGTCAATTTCAAGGCTTCGGTCGGCATTGCGCTGAAAGGCGAATACAGCAACCGGCTGGAATTCGATGACGGCACAGTTTACGCCCTCGACATCATCACACACCGCTACTATTTCAATAGTTGCGGTTGGATATAGGACCGAAGGCAACCCTGCCCAATTCCCTTCATCTTCGGATGGAGGGGATTTTTTTTGTCACTTCCTTTGCTTTTGCGGTGGATATTTTTGCTTCAACCAAAAACCACCGAAATGATTAAGAGAGAAGTAATGGCGGGCGATACCTTTTCCCTCGTCTATAAACACAAGCCGGAAGGCGTATTAACTGACATGCCCGAGGCATACAACCTCATGATTGGGCTGCATACGGAAGGCGGCTCAAAGGTAGAGACCTTCAGCTATCAAGACGGCGACTTTGAACCGCAAACAGAAACCGGCGTTTACCGCTGGACTATCAAACATGAACTTTCGAAGAATCTTAAAGGCACAGTGATAGCCGAAATGGTGCTCTACAGCCGCGACCTGTCTTTTGTGCAGCACTGCGGCGAGCCTATCAAACTGACTGTTATTCCCAGCCTGATGAACGAAGAGATTGAAAATGAATAACTGCAGCTGCGACATTGAAGTCAATGGTGCCGTGCCTGTTCATGGTGTCGAGTACGAGGGTGGCTTTCCTCTTGAAATCGAGGTGCAATGCGGCCACGAGCTGTTGAGCATCCCCGCCGATGAGCCGCAATCGGAAGTATGCCTCATAGAAGGTGGCATCGTCCCCGATGGCATGGAGGTGGAATGGGAACAGGTGATGGAGACTGGCGGCATTGACATGGCCTTCGCGTATGTCGGGCCAGCGTTGGCCGACATTGATTTCGTGTGGAGCACTGACGCATGGTTCCTCTCAGACGGTTGGTTCGAGGAAGAAGGATGGTAAAATAGCAAAATCAAAGCAATATGGCAAAGAAAGTAATCATTCAGGGAAGAAACCTGCTCCAAAGCCTCAATGACAAATGGGGCGACATAAACAACACGGAAGAAACGATAATACCCTATCAAGACCGTGGCGGAACTACAGAAGTCCCCCCAGGCCAGGAATGGGGTATGAACCGTGGAGAGGTTGAACGCTTCTTGAAGGAGGTGCTGCGGCTGTATGATGATGGTCTCGATGACAATGCTGAAGCAATCGCGACACTGCGGAACGATGCCATTGGTGATGTGGTGGAAGGTACCGTGAATCCCGCAACGAACAAAAAAGACATATATTTCTATAAGGTAGGCGACACCGAGCATGAACACCCGATTACAATTCAGGTGATTGCCAATGTGGGCGGTGAGGAAAAGATACCCCGCATCAGCGTGTCAATCAACACCGCCAGCACCATCAAGAAAGGCGACACCATCGACTTCGATTGGGTTTACGACTTCATCCATAGGATTGACGGTGAGGAACAACAAGGAGGCATCAGGCCGACACCTTCCAATGTCACGATTGAGGTGAAGGCTGGCAACACCTTAATATATAGCGACACGGTCAACGGCGGCGTGGTGGAACACCAGCCTTACAATGTGAGGTTTTCCAATCCGAATGTGACGGGACTTGTCACCATCACAGTAGTGGCCACGGTCATCATCGATGGCGAGTTGGCAGAGGCAAGGGGAGGTGAGGTCGTGACCATCGTGGAAATGCGCCTTTCAACCGACTTCAGCCCAGCGACCCAACTGGCCATCAGCAACGGCATCACGGACGGGCAGACCATTTCAATCCCCTATTCATACACCGTCCCTAACGGAACGACATTGAGGGTCTTCATTGATGGCGGCGAGCCGATCACAAGCACCATCAGCGGCACAGGCAGGAACTTCGTGACCCTGCAATCCTCAGACCTTGTTGCCGGTAGGCACAATGTCCAGATGATTGCCGAAAACAACGGCCTTTTGAGCGATGCCGTTATTGTCGATTTCCTGAAAGCGGGTGGTACCGAGGACTACTTGGGTTTGCGCCTTGCAGTTGCGGTGGCCGACATCGAGGAGATAGAGGACATGGCGCAAAACTATGGCACTTACGCATTGCCGTTGACCGTTGAACAATTCGGAAGTGTCACCATCAACTTCGCGGCGTGGCAGTCTGCAACGCTGATGTCGGAGGTGCGCGTCTATGTTGACGGCGCAGAGACACCGGCACAGGTGTTGTCCGTGGACAGATCGTTGCAAAGCCTTTCCCAGCGTTTTGACACTTCGGGAAGCCATACCATGTCAATAGCGGTCGGCACTGCCGTCATGGGCTTTTCCGTCAGCGTACAAGAGGTTTCGGGAATACCCAACCAAGATGTGCCTGGCTACTTGCTGAAACTGACGGCCAACGGGCGTTCCAACAATGAAGCCCATCCCGACGATTGGGGCGGCATTACCACCTTCAATGGCGTGAACTGGAACACCAACGGATGGAACACCGATTCACAAGGTGTTACCTCCATGCTGCTGACCAATGGCGCAACGGCCAATTTCGACATCAAGCCTTTTGTCATTGATGGCGACTACAGCATCCAGCTTGCAGGCTTCGCCTTTGGGATGAAAGTCAAGGTCAGCCAAGTCATGGAACGCGGTGCAACGGTGGTGAGATGCCTCTACGACAACGAGGGCGAAGGCTATCCGATGGGAATACAGGTGACCACGGAAAAGGCTGCGCTGCTGTTTGGCGGCACAGAACGCATTACCACAGCCGAAGACCTCGTGGATGAAAACGGCAACTACATCGACTACGAGGGCAACATCGTTGACGAGGAACACAAAGTGCCGCTGATTATCACACGACCCTTTGGCACCGAAATGAATATCGCCATTGACGAATGGATGGACATATTCTTCATTGCCTATCCATCAAGCGGCGGCTATGGCCTTGGCTTCCTATACATCAATGGCGAACTGAGCCGTGCCAACCGCTATTCAGGTGCATTGAGGCAGATTGTCCCTCAATCCATCATCGTTGACAGCGACAAGGCAGATGTAAGGGTGCGTGGATTGTACTACTACCGTTTCCCGCTGATTTCAGACGAAGTGCTACTCAACACCATCATCAACCAACATTCGGCGGCTGAAATCAAGGCGATGTATGAGAGAAACGCCGTGGGCGATGCCAACAACACGGTCGATGCCGACGGCAACATAGCCATCAACCATGACACGCTCATTGCCAAACGCAAAGGAACGCTCACGGTGATACGCAGTGGAGACAGCGGGATGGGATTGACCGACATGTTCAGTTGTGTCGACAAGAAACAGAACTTCAAAGCCGACCTTGTCAGGTGGGAGCCGCCTTTGGATGAAGATGGCAATCCCATCGGTGAAGGCTTCGAGGCCCGGAATGTCAGGATGAGGATCCAGGGAACATCATCCGTGAAGTACCCTTACAAGAATCTCCGTATCTACCTGACCACAGCACAAGACGGCACACGCGAACTTTGGATTGGCGGTGTGGATGTAACGGCCACGGCCAAAGGCTACCCCTTGCGAGGCGCGGACAAATCCATTGCACAAGCCGTGCTTTGCGCAAAGACGGACTTTGTGGATTCATCGTTGGCGGGCAACACGGGCGGTGCTCACTTGTTCGACTACACCATGCGAGCCCTCGGTCTGCTGACCCCGCCCCAACAATATCAGCTTGACCATGGCCAAAATATAACAGTCCGTCAGTCCGTTGACGGTCTGCCATGCGACATCTTCGCCGGTACAAGCGAGAATGGAACCCTGACCTATTGCGGCCAGTTCGTGCTAAACAACGAAAAATCCAAGTCGGGAAAGATTTTCGGCATGGAAGGCGTGTCGGGGTTCAGCGGCGACCCAGTTCTCAATCCCTACTCAATCGCGCTGGAAGCCCTCGACAACAATTCGCCCATGACTCTTTTCCATCCCGCAGGGAGTGCCAACAGCGCGGCATTGGAAAACCAACTTGCTGAAGTGTTCGACAAAGGCTTTGAATTCAACTTCCCTGAAGACGCGACATGGGAAACCATCGGCACAGGTGACTTTGCCGATTGGGACGGGGCAAAGACAGACCTTAAAAGGTGGCTCGGATGGATTTACGACTGCATGTGCCAAACGGTGGGCGTACAAGCCGGGACCATGACACTTGAAAATCCCGACTACGGTACATCTTCGGGATGGAGCGGCAAATCTAAATGGGTGTGCCCGAAGTTCAAGAACGAGTTGAGCCAATACTTTGACAGAGACCACTTGCTTACCTACTACCTCGTCATTGACTATCTTGCAGGCAAAGACCAGTTGGCAAAGAACATCATTTGGCGGTGCTGGAATAGGCTGATTTGGTACGCTACATTCTACGACGGCGACACTTGGGAGGCCATCCGCAATGACGCATTCATTGTGTACCTCTACAACATCACCCGTGACAGTTACGACACGGAACGCTCGAAGTATGCCTTCGAGGGGCACAGCTCATGGCTGTGGTGCCTGGTGCTGGCCAACTTCGAGGAGGAAATCAGGGCTTGTGCCGCCACCCTTCGCAACCAACTGACGACACAAGCCATGCTTGACGAGTTTATCGGAAAGATGATTGGCAACTGGAGTGAGCGCCAATACAACAAATCGGGAAAGCTGAAGTATGTTGACACTATAGACACGATGAACTATGTCTATACGCTGACAGGCAGCCGAAAGGCACACATCACATCGTTCCTGAAAGACCGTTCAAGGCTCCTTGATGCCCGCTATGCAGTCGGACAATACAACGGTGATGTGATTACATTCACCGTAGTCCGCAATTCGAGTGACCCGCAATCATCATTGACTTTGCGAAGCGGCGACCTCTATTTCTTTGGCTACAAGTTGAACGGCCTTTGGCTGCAAGGGCCTACCCAGGTCAATGCCAATGACACCCTTGAATTGGTATTCAGTCAGACATTGGCCACAAACGACCCGCTTATGCTTGGAGGTGCGAGCTGCATCAAGGAAATCGACTTCACCAATATGGGAAGCCAACTGAACGGCACGGTCAACCTGGCACTTTGCACCATGTTGACGAAACTGGTGATGCCCGCCACCAACGGAGCGGCCAACGCTCCGTTGCTCCTTGGCGACATATCAAAGTTGCAGTACATAGACATCACAGGGCAAACCTCAATCCACACGGGAACGGCTGGCGTTTTCGATGTGTCGAAACAGAGCCGACTCGGGACATTGCTTGCAGGGGGCACCCTTCTTACAACCATCAATCTGCCCGAAGGAGCACCCGTGACGGTGCTGACTTTGCCGTCCACCCTCACACTGTTGAAGCTGCGCTACCTGCCTGAACTTGCCGCTTCGGGTCTTACCTTGCAAGGCACGGCCAACATCACGGGCTTCAACTTCGCGGCCTGCCCGCACTTGGACTGGCAGTCGCTTCTTAGCAGTTGCCCCAATGTGGCGAATGTCAGGGTGGAAGGGATTACGGGACTTATTGACCCCGATTGGCTTGAAGACCTTGCTTCGATGGGCGGTTACGATGCCAACGGAAACACGATTGCCAACCCTGCATTGGTCGGAAGTGTCACACTGTCGAAAGTGGTGACCGCTGCGAAACTTGCCGAATTGAGGGCGGCGTTTATCTATCTTGACATCACCGAGTGCCAATATTCCGTCTATGAGATAAACGACACGCTGGCATACGATGGCGTACTGACATCCGCTTGTGTCAAGAACATGGAAAACGGCTCCATGGCCAATGACACGACTGGTGACGGCTATGTACCCAGCGGCCACGCTGTACTTGTACGCGAAAAGATGAAGCCAATGTGGGGAAGGAGAAACGCAAACGGCGAATGGGAAGGGGTTGAACTCAGCGATGCCGACTACAAGAAACTCGCCAATGGCGACGACTACAACTATCTTGACAACCTGAACACCGGCAATGATGCCATGATGCTATTGCCTCATTGCTGGTACAAGGGCGTGAACGACTTCATCCATCAAAAGAAGTACATCATTTGGAGCAGTATCGATAACGGGCCACAATCGAGTGCAAGCCGCTGTGTCAGGAGAAACCTGTCCGATGCGGAGGAAGAAGCCCAAATGCGGGTGCAGCTTTCGGCTGGTGTCAATGTGAACAACATCGAAGTGGGAGAGAGCACCATTGAGACCGAAGGAGTCATTGACACATCGGACGACGCGGCCATGTACAATGTCTATAAGATTGATGTGGAGGGCATGAAACAGGTCAGATGGCCAGGCATCAACGATGTCACCTACGGTGTGTGCTTCGCGGATGCCGAAGGTGTGGTCATATCGAAATACAACATGGCCATCAACGACAACGATTTCGATTTCCAAGTAACCGAATGTGATTACCTATACATGCCTGTTCCTGAAGGAGCGAAACATTTCCTGTTCACAACGAGAGCCACGAACACAAGCGACCCGCGAAGCCTGGTTGTGGCCGTTGACAGTGCCGAGGTCGAAGCGATTGAGCCGGATTGGGTGGAACACAAAGAGTGCCTGGTCGGATTGTACCAAGCGAGCCTTGACGACAACAACCGACTCCGTTCCTTGACGGGAAAGACCGTCAGGAGAGGCACGGTAAGCGCGGACGGATCCACTTCCCCGGATTGGACCTACGACTCAAACGGTGACCCGACCAACGCATCAGTGCCGTCCAACCTGAAGTATTCGATGAAAGACTTGCAGAACCTTTCCCGCAGACGCGGCGAGGGCTACCAGCTCGTTGACTATGAGATGTCGAAGTTTGTGGCCATCCTATTCTATTGCCTGACGGGTACGCTCAATTCACAGGCAGCGTGTGGCGATGGCCGCTACCTCACCACAACCGGCACATGGGATTCCATAGGCAACCGCAGCACATCGGCGCTTGAGTTTGCCACCTACACAAGCCGTACAAACAAGTGCCTTGGCCTTGAAAACTGGTTTGGCTGTGTGTATGAATGGTGCGACAATGTAGGCGTGAACATCACAAGCTACATCCAATTCTACAAGAACCACATGGTGGCCACTGGTTCATCCAACGGCAGATGGTGGATATACGACCCTGATTCCGGCACGGAACGCTATGTAAAGGGACAGATGGAAAACACGTCGTCAACTGGCGGCTACATCAAGCGCGTGAGGCATGGCAGATTCTGTGACCTGGTTCCAATTGTTGTGCATGGCACTTCAACTTCAAGATATGCCGACTGGTATTATTACACAACCACATCCAATCGTGTGCTCGGTCGGTCGAACAACTACGGTAGCGCCAGTGGCGGCGTCGCCTATGCGGGCGCGAGCAACGCATCATCGAATGCGAATACGTATTTCGGGTCGCGGCTTGCCTTCAGGGGTCGAATCAAAAAGGTAGCAGTCGAGCAAAGTTGAAAAAGCGAAAAAGCGAAAAGCGCAAAGCGCGGTGGGTAAAAAATCCGTACTTTTGCGGCGAAAAGGCGGAAGGCTCTTACGGTCGTGTGCTCGGTCGGTCGAACAACAACGGTAACGCCAATGGCGGCGTCGCCTATGCGAACGCGAACAACGCATCATCGAATGCGAATACGAATTACGGGTCGCGGCTTGCAAACAATAAAAGGGTTGGGCATCAGCCCAAGAACGAATCGCTTCTACGGCATATCTCCACGCGATGGAGAATAGCAGAGGGCGAGGAGCCTGAGCCTCAGCAACAGCGGCATGATGCCGGAAAGCTGGAAAATCACGCGTGGCACACCTGAAGCCACGGATTCAAGCAGAGGTTGGTAGGTTGATTCTCGAACACCTTGGGCTTGGGACATTGAAGGAACAGGAACGATGAAACGGATTGACAAGTTTACATAATGAGAGACGACTTCCACAAGTATTATGATTCGGAGGCCGAAAGCGGCAAGATTATCCGAATAGCGAAAAACCACTACACCCTGTTTTATGGCAAGGGCGTGGATGAAGGAAACGAGAATGCCGTATTCGTGTGGCGCAAGGACTACGACCACCTACCAACCAGATTGGAGGCAAAGACCGATGTCGAAGCACTTATCAACGGAATGACCGACAAAAAGATTTTGTCCGGCTTCGTATGGAAAGATAATCCGGTTTGGTTGTCGAGTGAGAACCAATTCAATTTCAAAGCGGCCTATGATTTGGCGTTCCAAACAAACGGTGCCAGCCTTCCCGCCAGGTACAAACTTGGTGAGGACGAGAAAGGCAATCCCATCTACTACGATTTTCAAGACCTGAATACATTTGCAGACTTCTATCTTGGCTGCATAGGATGGATTCAGCAGTGTATTGTAGAGGGATGGAAAGAAAAGGATGATGTGGATTATGACAGTATGTTTGGGAGGTTGGAATAATTAGGGCGTCCCGGCCAAGGCCGTCGGGCTAATCCGCTCAAACATACTCGACTTGCAAGCGGCTGCGTCTCATACTCGCTTCTATCCCATGACGCACGCTCCGAGAGTGCCGCCATCGACAGCGGTAACTCCGTTCCACGAGCCGCCTCTGAGGAGGTGACTAACGCTCCACTACGACCGCCTTACGCTGCCGACACCCACGGGTTGCAACATTGCAACCCGCTTTTTTTTTCGCCTTTTTTCTTGCACAATCCAAAAAAGCCCTATATTTGCAGCGTCAAATCTTCAAAGCGGTACGATGCCGCTGACCCTGAAAGTCGGCTTTTTTTGTACCCACACCTTACTGAAATAAAAGAGTTATTGAAGACTCGGCGAGTCCGGCAGCAGTAATGCCCGGGGGTTTTGCTTTGAAGAACCTGACAGCTCGTACCGGGTCTTTCGTTTAATGTCAAATCTTCAAAGAAATGGAAAATTCAAGAGAAAATGCGGCACAGGCCGCGAAGACGAAGCCCGCATGGGGCGTCGTGGCAGTAATCGGCTTCATGGTGGCCTGCACCATGGGTGAAAGCCTCGCAATGGCCGCCATCGGCGCGGCAATGCTCGGCCTCGGGGCATGGCTGGGCGGCTACATGGAAGGAGGTGCGCTATGACACAGCAGATGACCCGCGCCATGCGCAAGAAAGTCCGCGTCACAGAAGGCAAGCACCAAGGCGAACCCATTTGCGACAACTGCGGCCTGATGACCATCCTGAAGACCGGCAGCGGCAACCACCGCCACTGCGACGCCATGGGCCTCTACATCCCCGACTGGGAGCAATTCCCCACATGCAGCCTTCACACCTGGCAGAACCGAACCTCAAGCACCCTCGCCCGCATCGGCGTGAAGTGGGAAACCACCATAGTGAAGAAAGGAGGTGCGAGATGAAAACACGCATCATCGACTCGGAGAAAAGGAAGGCTTTCGAGCAAAGCTGGAAGCGCGACCAACACCGCCACCCGCAAGGCGACATCGCCAAGTTCAACGCCTGCTTCTTCGCCAACGCCTTTGTCAGCGAACTGGAAGGCGAAAATGGTGCAAGTCTTGACGTGGAGCCTTGTTTCCTCGATTTCGACCAGTGCTGCGGCTGCGGCCACCACCAGAACTGCGCCCTGCGCCGCCTGCGCATCAGCATCATCAACGCCATCGACTTCAGCGCGAAGCACTACAGGAAGCAATTCAAGGAAGGAGGTGCGGCATGAGCACACTGAAGATTAGCGACATCCCGACCCTTGCCCGCTGGACGGAGGTGGGAGTGAACGAGAATGACAACGCCCTCAACGGCTATATCAATTCGCTGAAAGACAGGATAAGCGAACTTGTGTTGCTCGAAGACGACAACGCGCCATGCGGCAACCACGAGCCTTCGCCTGAATACGTGGCCCTCAACAAGAGTTGCCGCCTGTTGGCCAACCTGCTTTCCGACCTGAAGAACATCCGCAGCGAAGTGAAGGCCGCCCGCCTCATCAACGGCACCGGCCTCAAGGTGACGAAAGGAGGTGAGGAATGAGTAAGTTATTGACCGATTCGAAGACCCTGACCGACCTGCTGAATCCGGGTCTTGACATCGACGACAACCTTTTGACTAGCCACATCGATGCCTTGAAGCAATGCGCTTTCGACTGCATGGAGATACAGGTGACTGGCCATGTGATGACCGAAGAGAAACTACAAGAGAAGACAACAAGGATGGGCAGGGCGGCAATAGAGGCGTGGCAAGTGCTTTCGGACTTGAAGAACGACTTCATCGACATGCTTCAACCCCAAAAGAAAGGAGGTGAGAAATGATGACCAAGCTCGAAGCCACCACCTTCATGGCCGAATGGGTGGCCAACCTCGAAACGCAGCGCGAAGCCCTTCAGGTGATGATCGACCAAGGCAAGCAGTTCATCACGGAATTGCAGGAAGATTCGGGTTGTAACCTTGCAACCTGTTGACAGGAACGGAAATTGTCGTATATTTGCGGCGAGAAAGGAGAAAAACAATGTTTGGAGTAGTATTATTCATAGTAATGGTTGCCTTTGCCTTCATCTACGCGATGGGAGGCTTCCGCGAAAAAGACGGAATGGACAACAGATAATTCCAACTTCTCCGCAATGCGTATGAGAGGCGGACTTGGCTATAATGGCTGAGTCCGCCTTTTTTTGTCACCGTAGCGCAAAACCGCCATGATAATTTTGCAATAACCAAAAACTTTATCATGGCAAAAAATACAGCAGAAGCCGAAGTGCTTATAACGATGAACGGCAAGGCAGCGGAAAACGCCCTTGCGGCACTTCGCAAGCAGCAGGAACAATGCAATGATGCCATCAAAGCTGGCATTGAAGCCCAAAAAGAGCTTGACAAACTACGAAAAACTGCTATTGGCGATTACAAAAAAGTGGAAGGTCGAGGCTACAAGGAACAAGAGGAGTACCTGAAAAGCATCATCAAAAAAGGGAAGGAAGGGACAACGACCTTAAACAGGCTTAAAAGAGAAATCAATGTCACAGAATTGGCGACCAAGAAATATGCTGAGGTGCTGAAAAACATCAACGGAAGTTCGTTGGCCGAGTTGCAGGCCGTGGCGAAACAGTTGAAGTTTGAAATCAGGCAACTCCCACCCGACACACAAAAATTCATTGACAAGACCAAACAATTGAAGGATGTCAACACAAGAATCAATCAGATAACAACCAACTTCAAGGGTTTGGTGGCCGAAGAAAAAAAGGCTACATTCACGCTACGCGGCCTCGTTGACGGCTTCAACAAGTATTGGGGGTTGATAACTATGGTAGCTGGTGCGGTCACAGGCATTTCGATGTCTTTCCGCAAGGCCGCACAAGCCGCAGCCGCACTCGACGACACCTACGCCGACGTGATGAAGACCACGGGCTTGCTGCACGAGCAAGTGGCCGAACTTGACCAAGAGCTGATGAAGATCAACACCCGCACCAGCCGCGAACAGTTGCTATTGCTGGCACGTGATGCAGGCAAGCTGGGCATCCAAGGCAAGGAGAATATCCTTGGTTTCGTGAGAGCCGCAGACCAAATACAGGTCGCATTGGGTGAAGACTTGGGGGAGGGAGCCATCAAGAACCTGGGCAAGATTGCCGATGTGTTTGGCCTCACCAAAGAGATGGGTATTGAAAAATCCTTGCTATCCATTGCTTCAGCGGTCAACGCCTTGGGTCAGGCATCCACCGCCAGCGAAGCCTACCTCGTGGACTTCACCCAACGCCTGGCAGGTGTGGGCGCAATGGCGGGCCTGTCGGTTCAAGACATCTTGGGTTTCGCTTCGGGCCTCGACCAATCAGCCATGAAGGTGGAGATGGCGGCCACGGCGTTCCAAAAATTCCTGATGTCGATGTACGAGGAACCGGCCAAGTTCGCGAAATATGCCGGAATGCAGGTGGAGGAATTCTCGGAATTGCTGAAGACCAACGCCAACGAAGCCATCACCGTCGTGATGAAGGCCATGAACGGACAGGACGGCTTTGCCGCCATGGTGCCCGTATTCAACGAAATGGGGCTGGATGGCGCCCGTGCCGTAGGTGTGTTGTCGGCCATGACCAAGAACCTCGAAGCCGTCACCGAAGCCCAGCGGCTTGCCAACGTTGAGTTTGCCAAAGGCACATCAGTCACGGAGGAATACAACACGAAGAATAACAACCTGCAAGCCCAACTGGAAAAGGCCCGCAAAGAGTTCCAAAACGCCAGCATCGCCCTTGGGCAAAGCCTCAATCCCATCATGCTGAAGTCGACGAAGTTGACCACGCATTTGATTAAGGCATTGGCGCAGTATGGCAAGGAAATCAAGACGGTGATTATCGTGATTGCGGCCTTGACAGTCGCGTTAAAGGCAAGGAATATCGCCATAGCGATTGGCAATGCCGCAATGAAGGTCGCACATGCACTGCAAGCCACAGGCAAGGTCATCACGCTTGCGCTCTCCGTGGCCTACAACACACTCGCGAACAACACCACACGAGCCGCCGCCGCACAGAAGTTGCTCAATTCTGCCATGAATGCTTCAGTAATAGGAGTAATCCTAACGGCTGTTACCGGTCTGACCGTTGGCATCATGGCCCTGACCAAGCGCATCAGAGAAGCCCGCAAGGAAAGGGAGTGGCTGAATGAGCTTGAAAAGGGTGCCAGTGTGGAGTATGCGAAGCAGGCCTCGGAAGTGATGTCTCTCTCGAAAATAGTCCACAACAATAACATCTCCTTGGAAGAACGCAAGCGAGCGTTGGACGAACTGAAGAAAATCGTGCCGGGCTACCATGCCGACTTGACTGAAGAGGGACGGCTTATCAGGGATAATACCGCTGCCTTGGATGACTATCTCGACAATCTGAAGAAAACCGTCCGCATGGAGATATTCAAGGAGAGTTACCGCGAATTGCAGCAACAGATGATCGAGCAGGAGAAACTGCTTGAAGACGCAAAGCAAAGGCAAGCAGAAGCGTTGAAGAACGCTGGAGGCAACACCCAGACTGAATATTACGTGACGGAATACGGCGAACTCGGTGGAGGCAGGACGACAAAGCACAAAACCCAATACGGTGAAGCCACCGATATGGTCGAAAAAGCAGAATCAGGGCTTAAAGAACTTCAGTCCAAAGAAAAGGAAATCGAACAACAGATTGGCGTTGTGTCTGGCATGACGTTGAATGCAATTGACGAAGATATTGCAGCAGTAAACGAAAAATACAAGGAACTCTTCAACGAGATAAAGGAGCAATACAGAGACAATCCCGCCGCAGGAGAGGAGGCAAGGCAAGACCTCGAAAAACAAAAGAGGGATGAGATTGCCGCCATCCGACAGAAATACGCCGAAAAGCGCACCGTTGAAACCGAGGAAACGGCAACCACCAACGCCATCCTCACCCAAACCCAATTCGACTACCTTCAGGAACGCCAGGACAAACTCACCAAGAAGGAGAAGGAGATGGTGATGAAAGGCTATGCCGCCTTGTCAGCCGAAGACTCCAAAGCCCTCAAAGCGCGATATGACAAGCTGATGAAGGCAGACGACAAGGCCAACCAAAAAGCCTATGATGCCCGCATCAAGCAAATCGAAGAGAACCAACGCCGCGAGGAAAATGCTCTAAAAGAGAGCCTGAAAAACAACGAGATTACTCATGCCGAATACAATGCAAGAATGAACCTAATCGTGATGCAAGGCCTGCAACAGCGTATCGATGCGGCCAAGCAATTCGGTCAGGATGCCACAAAATACACATCCCAATTGCTTGATGAGGAAATCAAACTCATTGGCGCAGGGATGGAAGAAGTAAAGGAATTCTTGGTAGAAGATTTTTCCCAACCCGCCGTTGATATCAAAGCCAACGATCAGTTTTGGGATGAAATCTACGGCAAGGCCGAAGACATCAAGCTCCAAATCAAGGACCAGTCGCTGCAGACCGAGTACGACAAGGAGATGATGTGGCTGGAGAAGCTGCACCAATACAAGCTGCTGAGTGAAGAACAGTTTGAGAAGGCCAAACTCAAGACCAAGCTCAACTACGCCCAGCAGTATGCCGAACAAGCCAACAGCATTGCCGCCGAGGCTTCCAACTTCGTGACCGCCATCAAGGAGGCCGAGTCGGCACAACTGGAAGCCCAATACCAAAGGCAACTGACGGCGGCAGGCGACAACGCCGAACGCCGCGAGCAGATCGATGCCGAGTACGAGCAGAAGAAGCTCGACCTGCAAAAGAAGTATGCCGACGTCGACATGGCCATCAACATCGCCAAGACCGTGGCCAACGGTGCGGCAGCCGTGGTGAAGGCTTTGGCCGACCCGGGAGGCGTGGCAGGCTACATCCTTGCAGGGCTCGTGGGCGTCACCACGGCGGCTGAAATCGCCACCATCATCGCCCAGCGCAACGCCATCAAGAATGCCAGCGTCAGCAGCGGTGGAGGCTCTTCATCGGTTCCGAAGACAGGCGAACGCAAGATGACCGGCTACAGCGAAGGTGGCTTCACCGACCGTGCCGCCAGCGACCACAAGGTGGTGGGTGTGGTACATGCTAACGAGTATGTGGCTCCTGCGTGGATGGTACGCCAAAACCCTGTCACCTTCGCCAACTTGGAGCGTTATCGCCAGCAAGGCAGTCGCGGACGGAGCGGATCGGCAAGTCACGGCTTTGCCGACGGAGGCTTCACTGGCAAAGGCAACACTTCGGCAACCGCAGTGTCCGACAGCAATGCCGCCATCGAGGAGGCCGTATATAAGGGCATCCGTGCCGCCTTGGAAGGCGAGTGGCTGCGTGCCTACCTCGTCCGCCAAGACCTTATCGAGATGGATGCTCAGGATGCCAGATTCAAGAAACAAACCTCAAGATCATGAAACTCATTACCCAAAACGGCCAACTTGAGCTGCCGAAAGATTTCAGCCTGAACATGGAACGCACCAACCCGCTCCTTTCAGGTGAAGGCGATGCAAGTATTCCGGCAACATTGCCTTCCTCCTCGAGGAACCTTGCCGCACTCGGCCATCGGGAACGGATAGACCGTGCTAACCGATATACAAACAAGGTGGATGCCATCCTTCAGGTTGGTCCGGTGCAGAAACGCGGCCAGTTGGTCATCGACACCATGCACCGCCGCGAAGGTATTGATGCCTCATTTGCCATCGACAACTCGGACTTGTATGTGAAAGCAAAGGAGAAATCATTGAAAGCCATCTTTGCAGAAGGAGACAACGGAAACGACTATAAGGAAACTTTTGGCAACATCTCCACCGCCATGACAAGAATGCAGGACATTTACGCCGCCGGCACTGACACCTACGACTACACTATCTTTCCCGTATCCATTGCGCCATACGAGGAAAACAATATCAAACATTACCAATACAACAACGAAGTGGACGGCGGCGGCAACCTTGTGTATGAGGCTCGCACCGTGCGCGAAGGTGATGTCAACATGAGCGTGCCCGCAGGATACGGTATCGCGCCTTTTCTGAAGCTGCACCGGCTGCTGGTGCGGCTCTTTGAGTGCTTGGGGTACACCGTTTCCTACAACTGCTTTGCCGCCAATGCCTACAAAAACATCGTTATTGTGCACAATTGTACGGACTGCCTTTGCAACCCGACCGTCACCTTATATTACAAGGATATGGTTCCAAGCTGTACCTTGAGCGAGTTTTTGGATTGGATGTTGGCCAAGTTCCACGCCCAACCGGTGGTGAACAGCGAGACAAAGGAAGTGAAGATTGTGTTGATGGAATCCGTTTTGGCCGATAGGGCCGACATCGACATCACCAGCAAGGTGGAAGGCGACTTCACCGTGCAACTCAATCCGACGAAGCGTATTGTCCTGACCCCGACCAACAGTCTTGAAGGCACCGAACCAGCCGCAGACAGCTTCGAGGAACTGGTGGAGAAATATGGCGGCTATGTGGAGGCCGACGAAGACCAATGGGACTCGTTGACGGGCAACGAACCCGCCTACAACGACTGCCTTGTGCTGCGCATGACCACGGGAGAGTTCGCCGCCCTCAACTACAATATCCAAACGGGTCTGCAAGCCGTGGAGGTGATTGGCACCAACCATTTCACCTACGACCGCCACAACAGCGACGACACGGAAGCCTTCAGCCAGGCAGACGTGATGCCGTTGATGCGGGTCGACCCTGCCACGAAGCGCGGCGTAAGTCCCTTCGTCGGGGAAAGGCTGCATTACCACACCTCATACAAAGGCCAGAAGGAAGACGACAAACAGGAAGTTATTGTCGTGCAAAGGGCCTACAACGACAGATTCATCTTCAAAACGACGGGGACGACTCAGAAATTCATCCCGTATGGCACGTATGGCTTTGGGAGCGGCGAGACGTTGGGGTTCGGCCTGACTAACTTCGAGCTGTATGAGCCATTTTGGGGCTTCTACAACACATTGCTGCTGAATCATGCCACCCATTTGAAATGCCGCGTGGCCTACGACCTTGGCCAGTTCCTCGGCTTGGACATGAGCCGCCCGAAATTCTGCAACGGTCAGAAGCTGCTACCTGTGTCGGCTTCGGCGGTATTGGGCGACCGTTTCGGCCTTACCGATGCAGAGTTCCTGCTGGTGAAGAAATTCGGCGACGGTGTGAAAGACGAAGGCATTGAACCGATGGGCGGCAACGGCCTGAAATGGAGTGTGAGCAACGATGCTGAAGAAATTGTGCAAGACTTGTTTGATGCCCTCAAACCGAGCCTCAACCCTGGCGATATTTCAAATTTGGAAGATTGGGATGCCGATATTGTCAGTTATTCCATCAGTTATTCAAGCGAAGCTCCAAATCCAGGTATGCCGACCTATTTGGGGCAGACCATAACGATTCAAGCCTTGGTCAACATAATGATCAACTACGAGGTGAAACTTATGTTCTTTGGTGGCGAGACCTCTACGCAACCAGGCAGTGCCTCTTATCAAAACCAAACCGTCACCTTTACATTCACGGCGATACAAGCATGATTTTGTCACTCGATAGGAATAATCCGATAATAACTTTGTAACCATCATGAGCGTAATAGTATCACAAACACAAAGACCGACACAAGACGGGTTGTATGCCAAGAACACGGTGCCTCAAATCGAGATAGATGCCACCGAAGCCGTGAGCGTGCAACTGAAGTTTTGGAACTATGGCGACAATCCGCAATGGAACGATGCGGATGTGGTTTTCGAAGGAAGCTATGCACCTGACTTCAACGGTGAGATTTGGCTTGATTTCTCCAGCCTGTATGACGCATGGGTGAAGACCTCGATACCGACCAGCGGGAGCACAGAAGTGGTGCAGAGTGCCGCCATTGGCTATTTCAAGTTGTTCCTCAACGGTGCGACATCAGGCAATATCCAATCCAACCTGACTTGGTATGTGTGTAATTCCAAACTGAAGTCGGCCACGGCCTTCGAGACTTGGGCACAAGCCAACTTTCTGACCAACCAGCCCTTGGAAAAGACCACCAACTATGAATCACCCGAATGGCTGACTTATCTCGACCTCGCAGAAAAAGGCAACAGGATTGTCATAGGTCGTTTCTATCCCAAAGAGGGCGGGATGGTGGACTGCATCGTGAAGGATGACGAGGGCGCTGGCTGCTTCAGCGTCAATGTCAATTATTCCAGACTGATACCGATGGTGGCGAGACTTCCGCACCAACTGAAAGGCTACTACGACATCATCCTGACGGATGGCGAACTGAACGAGATATGCCGCCAACGCTACATCTACGAGGAACGCAGCGGCCGCGAGAAATACTTCCTCTTCGTGAATGCCCTTGGCGGCATCGACACGCTGATCTGCAAGGGTGAGAACGTGCTCGCGCCCGACATCACCCACAACATCGGTCGATTTGGCCGCCAATACCGCGCCTTGGACGATACCGACGACATACGTAAATGGACACAGCACATCGGCCAGGTGCCCAACCGCCAGCGCAATTGGATCTACGAATTGCTGACCGCCAAGCAAGGTGCCGAGAAATACGACCCCGAGACGATGAAATACTTGGAAATCGTGGTCGACAGCTCAGAACTCTCCATGAGCGACTTCGGCCAGTTGGCAGGCTCGCCGTTCAGCTATATCCTGAACGAGACCGAAAATGTGGTGGCCGACACCGAGCGGCCCGACCGTAGCCTTCACCAATCGGTGGCCGATCAAGCCGATGAACTCTACGACGAAACGAAACGGGTCGATATTGCTTTTGAAGACGACGGCCAAGGCGGCTACGAGACGGAAGAACTCGAAATCCCAGCCACTAAGGTCTTCGTCACCGACCCACGCCAGCTGACCACGGCAGGCGAAGCACCTGTCTACTATTTCCTCGACGGAAGCGCAACGGCCTCCGGCAGCTTCACACCGGGTGTCGACGACAACCCATTCCTCATCACCAAGAACGCTTCCGACACCATCCGCTTCGCCACGCAAAACGACAAGATAGGCTCGTTGGACATCAACTATTATCCAGTAACCATTCAATCCGTATAAGCCATGGCAAAAGCAATCTTTAAAGTAGTCGATTGGTATGTTCACCTTGCAATGATAGTTTCTATCGGGCTTGGTATCGCTGCCTTCTGCATTCCTCCTTATGCCGTGATAGACCGGAGTATCTTGGCGTTCATAGCCGAGATAACGGGTGCGGCTGCGCTGCTTACCTTCCTTGTGAAGTTGCCAGAATATATTGAGAAAGGAGCCACGGCGAAATTTCAACGTGGCAATACCTCAATTGAGGTGGGCGGCAAGAAAAAACGCGGGCGCGACATGGACCCCGACGAAACAATCCAAGATGATTTCGAACAAGAAGAACAATAATCATGCTCACATTAGACTATCTCCGTAACAGATTGAATGGCCAAATTGCAGCCATTCATAAGGTTAAAGACCAAATCATTGAGGCAGCTGGCGGCTACGATGGCATTGTTGCCCTCATCCAAACCAAAAATATATCGCCAATGATTATCCTCGAAAACAGCGAGGTTGGCGAATTCTCATTCCAGCCTGGCGGCTTTCTCAAATCTTCTCAATCCATTTGGGTGATGATGATGGTGCCAAAGGATGGCGACCGCACAAAGATACAAGGCGAATGTTTCGCCATGATGAGGCGCATCCTTTCCGTTTTTGGGAAATACAAAAAGAAAGATCCAGAACTGGAAGAATGGGAATGGGATAGAATACCGTATGGAGTCCGTAATGCCGGAGCCAATTACACAGGCTACGAGTTTACACTGTATTTTTCCGAAGACACCGACCTAAGCTATCATGGATAAGGAAAGCATAGTCGATCTGAAGCAATGGGCTGAAATTACCGTACAACGGTGGGAGATGAGGATTGCCAAGCTGAAGTTCCTGCCTACCCATAGCGGCGACCTCATCAATTCGTTTCGCCAGCATGTGGAAAAGGATGCCAACGGCGATGTGGCAAAAATCAGTTTCACCTTTTTATATTATGGCTACTACGTGGATGCCGGAGCGGGTCCTGGCTACCGTTTGCCCAAAAGATGGTTCAACAAGATTTATTGGCGTGAGTTCAATCAGTTGGGCCGACTGATGGCTGCCCAGTACGGCCAGGAATGGATTGACGAGGTAATGAAGTCCATCGAGACCATCAACCTTCACGGCTAAAAGGCTGGTGCCTTCTCCGAAATCGTTTCCACCAAGTGAGGATCCGCATGGTTGGCGTAACGTGTGGTGATGCTCAAATCGTGATGATCTGCGTGCTGCATGACGCTCAGTGCGTCAATGCCGCCCTTCAGCATTTCATTAAGTCCCGTATCTCGCAACGAGTAAAGCTGCATTTCGTCGGGCAATCCCAATGCTTCCCTCATATCTTGCCAATCCTTGCGAAACCGACTGTATGCGATATGCTTCTTTCCTGGCATGTAGCCGTCGGAAAAGAGGTAATCGCTCCTGTTGGCGTGTCGCGTCATCTTCTCCAGCCTCGTGATGATTTCCGGAGTGAGTGACGCGCTGCGGCGGAAATGGGTCTTGCTGTCGTCCTCGCTGACATTGATGTATCGATCTGCAAGCATCAGGTCTGATACATGCAGCCGCCAGCATTCCTTTGGCCGAATCATGGCGATGAAAACCAACTCGCAGAGAACGAGATAGTTTTCATTGCGCTCCGACCAATACTTGAAGATATCCTTCCTCACTTCGTGCGGAATCAATATCCTGGTCTTTCCGTCCTCGCGCTTTTTCTTGATGTAGGCGAAGGGATTATCCTTGCAGTAGTATTTCTCGATAGCGTAGGAGAAAAAGGCTCGGGCTTGCTTCAACCGGTTATTGTAACTTCGCCCGTGCAAGTTCTTTTCCTCAACGAGATAGTCCATGAAGTTGACGGCCATCACCCGCGTGAAGCTGGAAATGGCAATCTGGCCGAAGTTCTTGGTCAACCATTCCTTGAACACTTTGACAAAGGAGCGGTAATTTATGATGGTGTCCGGGCGTACATCGCCCGCTTTGTCTTTCAGGTATTTGTCAAGTACTGCGCTGATAGGTGTCAGTTCCCGCGAATTGCTGGCATATCCCTCGAAGGGATTCCAGCCCGAGGCCAACTGACTGTTAAGCCTTACGATTACATCGGCGCAATAGGCCTTGAAGTCGGAGACCCTCGAATACTTCTTCCGTATGCGGTTCATTTTCATGACCCGTCTTTCCATCGCATTGAAAGCCGGATTGAACACGTGGTATTCGATGGTCCAGCCATGCGCCGTGTACTTAAGCGATGCTGGAAGGTAGCTGATGAGAGGTTGAGAGTTTTGGGTTTTGACGAGACACATTTTTTTTTCTTCTTTTGTGGCCGAAACCTCAAAAGAATGAAAGTCAGTGTGTTACAAATTTTGCGCCGATTTTGCGCCGATTTAAACTCAGAAAGTCAGCGTAAATCGCTGACTTTCAGATTGTAGTGGGACGTACTGGACTCGAACCAGTGACTACCGAGACCAATACCGCGACTTCCATCCGTCTGAAATTCAGCCTGTTGTTATTCCTATTTTCTTCGTTTTTCCATGGTTTTGCGCCGTTTTTGCGCCGATTTTTCAGACGCGCAATGATGGTGCATATATCTGTTATTCAGTATGTTGTGTTTGTTGATTAAGCGTTTATCATCATAAAGAATTCGGCTTCCGAAAGCACCTGAAGCGGTGCCCCTTTCGCGATCATCTCCATGGCCTTCTTCTGCTTGCCCGACATGCCTTCTTCGCCCACGATGCGGAAGTCCTGTTGGCCCACAACGAGGAAGTCCGTAGAGCGTGTCAGGCTGTCTTTGGTTCGACCACCGATGTCCATTACCATCTGCATAAGGTCATGGCGCGGACGGGCCATCGTGCCGGTGAAAACCACCTCTTTATTATAGAAGGGGTTTTCTTCATCGAAGCCAGACGCATCAGCCTGGTAGTCTTTGGCGAACTGGTCAGGGGTGTACTCATTGGAACGGTCGCGCACACGGTTGAAAGGCTTGTAGGTTCCGCCCTCGAATGTACCAAAGCGGTAATGGTATTTCTCCACGAGGGCTTCGATGCTGTCCACCTCGGCCACTTCGCACAGGCGAAGCATCAGCTTGGCCGTCATCAGCGCGTCTGTTCCGGCGCGATGGTGGCCCTCGGTGGCAATTCCGAAGTGGTCGCACAGCGGTTCAAGTCCGTAGCTGTAGAAACCTGGCATCACAAAGCGGGCGAGGGCGCAACTGCACACGAAGCGAAACTCGGGCAGGGGCAGACCGCAACGCAAGCACTCTTCGCGGATGACACCCATGTCGAAGGGCGCATAATGCGCCACCACAGTTTTGCCTTGTAAGATGTTGGCCAATGTAGGCCAAAACATTTCAAAGCCTGGCGAAATATCCGTCATTATGGGCGTGATGCCGTGGACGGCAATATTCGCACTGTCGTATTGGTTATGAGGCGGACGGATGAGATTGGAGCGCGACATGCCTATTTCGCCACTCTCCACAAAGGCTAATCCTACCTCGCACACCGAAGCGCGTTGGCTTGTGGCCGTCTCGAAGTCTAAGGCGATGAATGTAAGGTCGCTCATTGCTTCTTTCCTTTCTCTATTATTCCTAAAAGCCGGTTAATCTGCTTGTCTTTTTCCTTAATGATGCCGCCCTTTTCCCTCAACTCCTCCTTTAAGGCGATGATGGCTTCATTGGAGTTCTGTGTATTGCCACCGCTGATATTCGCGGCATAGTTGCCATTGCCTGAGATGCTTTCTTGCGGCCAACCAAGCAAGTCGTTTGGAGTGATATTGAGTATTCCGCACAAGGTTTCTATCTTTTCCCAAGGCAATGTTTTTCGCTCAATCGCAGGTTTGAATCCAGTAGGTGTCATTCCAATCTCTTTAGCAAGGCTTTGTAGCGTAATGTTCTTTTCCTTGACCAAAAAGGCTAATTCATTGTAGTTCATAATTTTATAATTTATATTTATTCTAAATTTCAAAACCTACTTTTAGAAATCAAAATATATCGTATTTTTGCGCATTGATTATCGAAACGAAAATACAAATTAAAATGACACAACTACAAGAATTTATTGAAAACATGCCTCATGGGAAGGCTGATGAGTTTCGAAACAGGGTGGTTGAAGCATGTGAAATTACCCAAGGGTTGTTCCGAATCTGGCGCCGTGGAATGAACGTCCCGGACAAACACCACGTGACCATTAACCGCATCGCCCTCGACATGTTCGGTCAGAAAGTGTTCCTCGATAAACCAGCTTCGACTTCATGCCCTGATTGCCAGGTGGCGAAATTCAACGCATGTTCCAAAGGGGTGCCTTGCTGCCAGTGCAGCGAAGAAAACTGCAATGCCCGTCAACCATGCCCAAAGGAGGAAGGCAAGCTATGAGCCGTAACTACAACCTCGATAGTGATGACTATGCCGCCATCGACGAATGGGGCGAAGGCGCTGCCGATACCTATGCCGTCGATTTCAACGGGCTCTGGTATAAAAACGAATGAGGCTCGCCAAAACCATAACCCGCCGCGCCAAGGCCTCTTCGCATTGCTCTGAGGTACAGCGCGGCCCTATGAAGACACCAATCTAAATCAACAACAATATGGACGAATTCAAATTTAAACCCTTAGAAGACTGGCTGAAAGACGCCAAGAAAGATGACTGTGGCGACTTCCTTGCCATGGCCATCAACAAAAATCACAAAATGTGCAGCGTAGGTAGCTGCAGCTTTGAAAACATGCTGGAGATGCTGCTAACCTCTGCCGACAAAAACGAACCCTTCAGGAATGCTCTCATGGCCACGGCATCCATCATCAGCGAAAAGATGAAGCAAGAACAGGAAGGAGGTGGCCAATGATGTACTACATCGATAAGCCGGCCACTTGGAGCGCCGCCAACAGGAAATGCGCCGAAATCCAAGAATATGTTGGCCAGTATAAGAACTGCCTCATTGCCGACGAGCTTTCTCGCGACGCACTGATCCAGGACATCCGCCACAAGGTGGAGGAATTGAATGCTGCCTATCCTCGCACCAAGACTCTGAAGGTGCATTTCGATTTTAGCGACTTCCTTTCTTGCTTCGCTGATCCAAGAAAAGTCGATGACCAATATGTCTTCACCATCAGGTTCCTTCCTGTCCGTAGGACATACCAGTTTGCCGAGAATGTCAATGCCTTGAATGAAGGAGGTGAGAAATGAGCTGCGACTGCATCCACAGACTTGAAGATCTGCTTACCGAGAAGATGAAAGAGCGCTTCCCGAACGGTGAAGTTATTGAACCCGTAGAATTTCAAAACAAGACCCTGATATTTTATTCAGATTCAAATAAAACGGGTCTAATTCTCACCAATCCCGTTCTTGGCCGTGTCAGAATCGGCAAGCAAACGAGGAAATTCGATGTCGATATGTACCCAAAGTATTGTCCATACTGCGGCAAGCCCTTAGAAGAGGAAGGAGGCCAGCAATGAAACCCAACGAAGTTATGATAGGCGATTGGCTGAGGTTCACTGATCCCCATAATACGGAGGAAACCGAATTCAGCCAGGTAACAATGGAAATCATTGGTTTTGACAGTCCCAAATACTGGCGGTGTTTCTCTCCGATTGAAATCACCCCCGAAATCCTTAAAGCCAACGGATTCAAATCGGGAGAGCAGTACCGTTTTGTTCTTTATAAATTGGGAAAAGAAAGTTTTTCAATAGCTTACAACTCGCTACTAAAAACACTTGATGCATTTACTAAACGAATACAAGAAGGTTGCACGATAAGGGCAACCCCGGACCAATCGAATTTAAGCATCCATATTCAATATGTCCACGAACTGCAACATGCCATGCGCCTGATGGGGCTGCACGACCTGGCCGACAACTTCGTCATCGAGAAAGGAGGTGAGCAATGAAAACCAACGAACTGATGAGAGCTGACTGGGTGAGCGTCACAGGCGCAGGCCCTGCCCAAGTGGCGATGATAGACCGGTACCACGTTGTTACAACACTCGCAAGATACCTTGTCGACGCAAGAAAGCTGGAACCGATTGAAATCACCCCCGAAATCCTCGAAGCCAATGGGTTTATAAAATCAGGCTACATGTGCAGGTGCTGCCATAACCTTGCTGATTTTGACAACCATGCTCAGTTAGATTACAACCTAAAGTTCTCGACATTCGAAATCAAACGAATGAAAAACAGGGCTTGGACGGCGAAGATATACATAGATGCTCACTATGTCCACGAACTGCAACACGCCCTGCGCCTTGCAGAACTGAACGACATGGCCGACAACTTCATCATCGAGAAAGGAGGTTCCCAATGAAGCCTACCGAAATCATGATTGGCGATTGGGTGAAACACACCAACCCCAAAACCAACGAAAGCTACTATGCAAAAGTGTCCGGCATCTGCCCAATCATAGGCAGCGACCACAAGCAAACAGGATGGGTGATTCGTTTTCACAAAGACGACGAACCACTTGACAACCCTTGCCCTATCTCATGTGAACCTGTTCCAGTCACCCCAGAAATCCTTAAGGCCAATGGCTTTGTGCAGAAATATGAAGATAGCGACCTCGATTTCTTTTGGGAGGAACACAAAAAACGCATTGAGATATGGAAACGAAGTACACTTTGGTATATTCAAGTTTGGGTTAACCACGACACAAGCGACCTGTTTCTTTCGATTAAATATGTGCATGAGTTCCAACACGCCATGCGCCTGATTGGGCTGCATGACATGGGCAACGACTTCAAAATCCAGAAAGGGAACGACCAATGATAGTCCACCGCTTCATGTCCGACCTGGAATACCAACGCCTCATGGATGGCGAGACGCTGACGAACACAACGGTTCACGCTGCCGAAGGCCGTAAGTCAAGATCCGTTGGGTTCTGCTTCTTCACCGAGTCGCCCGAAGAGGCCATCCATTGGCTGTCTTTCAATGTCTCCACCGACTGGTGCGTCACGTTCGACATCCCGGACAATCTGCTTCAGAAGTCAAGGGCGCGTTACCGTGATCCAGAGAAAGACACCTTGTTGGCTCATGCCTCGATATGGCGCACGGAATGGTGCATACAGAAGTATTCCATCCACACCGTCCGCGTCATCAGCGCAACCGACCAGTGGGCAAAGTACACGGAGGATTTGAAGAAAGAATTGGTAAACATGCTTGGGCCACTTGGCCAATTATTGCTAATGACGATATGAAAAAGCAGCAGAAATACAGCATCGTGATGGATCTGCAAAACCGCTACAGCGTGGTATTGCGCTATACCGGCATCGCAGTCTATCAAAGCGAGAACCGCGGCCAAGCCGGTCTTGAAGATTGTCAAGATTGGTTGGCCAAACAACCTGAAGACTGACATGGAAAGCACCCTATTCGACATAGAGGAATTCACCGACCCCGCTGTGGTCCGCATCATGCAGGGCAACACCTGCCGTCATTGCGCCAATCGGAAAACGATTAGGCAAGGTAGAAGCCGCCTGTCGGTTTGTGTGGAGCACAAAAGCGGCCGAACCAAAAGCGGCTATCTCCGCGTCCGTGTCGACCAACCAGCATGCATCCTATTCATCAACGAAAAACTAAACAAGAAATGAAAAAAGACGGATTGACATTGCGGACACTTGACAAAAACCTGGCGACAGCCATCGAGGAGATGGATTGCCACCGTGGGAAGGAGTTCTACGACATCTTCGACGAGTTCCTGGATCTGTCGCTGGGGCTGATGTGCAACAACCCAAACCAGCACCAAATCGAACTGCTGACAAAGATGGGTAAGAACCAGGAATACAAGGCCGCCTATCTCAAAGCCATAAACGCCTACGGCGAAGCTGCAGCCGGTTACCATGACCCGTTTGGCGACATCTTCATGGATAGGATCTCGCACGGCAACAATGGCCAGTTCTTTACACCTAACGAGCTATGCCAGTTGACCTCTCGAATCCTATCGACCACTGTAGGCTACATCAACGACCCAACCTGCGGAAGCGGACGCCTGTTACTCGCTGGACTCAAAAACGCCCGCGAAAAAGGCTATGAGCCGTGGCTGTGTGGTCAAGACCTGTCCTACACCTGCGCCAAGATGACACTCCTTAACCTGATGATTAACCAGGCAAGGGGATATGTCACTTGTGGCGACACGCTTCGCTACGAGCAAGAGAAATGGACCTGGTACCGCATCGATAGGGTATTCACCCTTGCTGGCGACATCATTCCGACCTACTGGCAATACTCATTGTCTGAAGTCGACATCATCGATGAAAAGAGAACCGCATGGATCAAGCAACAAATGAGTGAAGGGCTATGGGTGGAAGTGTTCAAAACCCCTGACGATGTAAAAGAGCGGCAAACATTAGAGCCGCAAATTATTCACCAATAAAACGATACAAAATGAAAGAACTGAAAATAAAAACATTCATGATTGATTCAAGACGCCCAACATGGCTGATTCAGCTTCTGCATGAAGTGAAGCAATGGTTTCCCTTCGAAGACATCAACGACATGTCATGTGACCAATGCTTCTCCTGGCTCGAAAATGCCATGGACAGAACAACCTTGGTAAAACGAAACTCAAGATACCGTCTAACGGATTGCGTAAGAAAAGAAATCAAAGATAACAAGCTCACCATCTACACCCTTTACAAGGACAACCCAATGGTTGAGTTTGAGATAGCGGAGAAAGGAGGTGCCAAATGAAAATCATCGTATTAAAAGACCTGAAAAACAATTGCATCCTTCAAGTTTCTTCAATGGAAGTCTATAGAGAGTTGGAGAAAACGGAAGCCGAGGTCGAAAAGGCCATCACGGAGTTCAACATGGAACATCCCGACAGACAATATGTAACATTGGAATGTACCGAAGAAGTGTATGAGGCTGTTTGCTTCATACTTGGAGAACGCAAGTATAGTAAGGCCCATACCCTCGACGACATCTTTTTCCAACTGACTGACCTCAGAGACAAAATAGATAGTATGAAGTCGAATTTGGAAGGGCTGCAATTTGATTTAGTCGACACGATGAACAATGTCGACTCGAAAATTGAAAAGATAAATGAGTTGAAGGAAGGAGGTGAAAAATGAATCGCGAAATCAAATTCAGAGGCTGGGGCATCCATGTAAAACGCTGGATATTCGGCGACCTCTTAACCGCCAGTGAAGACGGAAGAGCCATCCAATACTACGATGAAGAGGATGGCTGGATGTGCGACAATGTCAACGAGAAAACTGTCGGCCAGTTCACCGGCTTTTACGACCGCAAAGGTCAGGAAATCTACGAAAGCGATATCATCACCTACCTTAGCCATCGAATGGATGGAACAGGTATCATCGAACAAGGCAAGGTCGAATGGCGTCAAGAAGAAGGCTGTTATGTGTTCGTGAATAGATTTTCAACAAGAGATAATCGGGAAATGGTTACACCATTGATTCGCTGTAAAGAAATCACGGTTATCGGCAACTGGTTCGACAACCCCGAACTTATGGAAGGAGGTGCACAATGAGAACAATCAAGTTCAGAGCAAAGCGGCTGATGAATGGCTCATGGGTGTACGGCGATTTGCATTTACTCGCTGAACATCCTCACATTCACCCAGCAAAAGGTGTTTCATACTTAATCAAGGAAGAAACCATCGGCCAGTTCACCAGCCTATACGACCGCAACAAGAAAGAGATCTACGAGGGCGACTTGTTAAAGTTACAGGATGATGATACAGGACTGATCGAAGTCCGTTTTGTCAGAGGAGTATTCGCTTTTCTCTGGCAAGGCAACCTTGATGAAGAAATGCCTATTAACGCCCCGACACATGAATGGGCCACAGTCATCGGCAACATCTACGACAACCCCGAACTGCTGGAAGGAGGTGAGAAATGACCTATCAAGAACTTATGCAAAAGAAAATCGAGGAAGCCTCGATTGACTATCAGTTAAGCGAACGCCCTATCTGCCTAGGTGGTGATGCGTTTGCTGACGATGTAAGAAGATTGAATATAAACCAGTCGTTCATCGCTGGCGCAAACTTCCTCCTCGATAACCTTTGGTTTTCGGTCGATGAATCATTGCCAGAAATAGAGGAAATAGTTCTTGTATGTATATTCGACACCTCTGATGAAAAAGACCATACTTGTAATGTCGGTTTCTTTACCGGAGAAAAGCAGTTCTTCTTTCTATTGGGATACGGTACAACAGATAAAGTCACCCACTGGATGCCAATTCCACCTTTAAAGATAAGCAAAATTGCGAATCAAGGTGAAGTGTCTCATATTTGGAAGGACGGTAGTGGAAGACTGATTAGCGACTATGAGAGAAATATCGCTGTGGAAAAGTATAAGAAAGGAGGTGAGAAATGCTCCCAATCTTAGTCAGAAAGTTTCTCATTGAGCATCCAGGACTTCTTGTTAGAGTTGAGGGTGATTTCTCCCTTTCCAACAAGCAAATAGAGGATAGTAGCATTGACCTGGTTGGATATGCGAAACACCAAATAGAAGAAATGCTTGTAGCAAAAATGATCGAAAATGGAGCACTCCTAATCGGAACCACTGATAAAGGCTGTGAAACCGTCGTGGAAGGATGTGCCTATGTCGTCAACATGGAAGAGTATATCCGAAATTATATCACTGAAAAAATTGAAAATATGGCAAAACAAATTGAACTTACAAAAGACACCATGTGCGCTCACGACCAGCACGAAATCAAAAACTATCCGCGCCCATGGTACAAAGCGAAGCCTGAGCTGCCAAAGGGCACAGTGCTTACGGTAAAGGAAACCTGGTCCAACTTCTACGGCACATATCACCGTTGCGTCACTCCCGATGGGGAGTATGACATCCCCGTCGAGAACGCAAAGGAAGTTGTGCCGACAGTCGGCGAACTGGAAGAGACCTGCGCGAGCGAGGTCTGCCGCTACAGAGGCAATGGGGTCTGCACCTTCAGGAAAGGTGAGTATTGCCCAATGTATGAGCCTAACGCGGAAGAGATAGCCCGCATGAGAATGGAAAGGAGGCCCGGCAATGAGTAAATTCGGTAAAATCCCTGTCCAGAGCAAAGCGTTCAAGTGGTTTATCGCCAGCTTGGTCATTTGGGGTGTGATAGCCGGTGTGTTCATTAAGTTCTACAACACACACGACACAAAGACTGTGACCGTGCTGGCCATCACCACCCAGCAGCGCATATCGGGCGACAACGGCAGCGTCTCCACCCATTACGAATACATCGTGTCGACCGACTGCGGCCTGTATAAGATTCAGCCTTCCGGCATCTTCGCCTCACAGTCGTTCGGGCAGGTTCATGAAGGCGAACGATACACGATTAAGACCGTCGGCTTTTCTGTCCCCTGGGCGAATATCTATCCCTACATCATCAGAGCGGAAGGAGGTGGACAATGGAAGTAGGATATAGAACCAAAACCATTACCGAAAAGGTGTTTATCGCTTCAGACGGTAAAGAGTTTTCGTCGGAACAAGCCTGCAAGGAACATGAAGAATACCTTAATGGAACTCGTAAGAAATGCGAAAAATGCAACGGAACAGGACGGGTTAACCGGCATACGGAAAAAACATTTGACGAGATGCTGGTCGAAATGGTCGATGTTGAATACAGTGATCCTTGCCCGGCTTGCCAAGGTAAAGGGTATTTGAAGAAAATAACAGAGTGGAGGTGAGAAATGAACCAGCAGCAAATCATAGACCGAATCCTAAAAGTGAAAGCTCTCGCCGACCGTGGTACTGACGGAGAAAGAGGGGCCGCTGAACGCCTTTTGAAAGAACTGATGGAGAAATACCATATCACAGAGGCAGACCTTGGCGAAGAAGTTATGGAAATGCACATTTTCCATTTGGGAGAATCGATGTTCCGTCATCTTTTTGCCCAACTTCATACCAAACTGTTTGGTCGTGAGAGGCCAGTTTACGACATCAGTAAAATGCCCAAGAAAGAAAAGAAATTCCTTTACGAATCCGGATTTGGTGACAAGGATGCCGATGCTGCAATAGAATGTACGGCGTCGGAATTTCTTGAAATCAGCACACTTTTTAGCATCTACAAAGAAGATTTTAACAGGCAGTTCAAAGTGTTTCGATATGCCTACTATGACCGAAACGATTTGCTCATAGAAAGCACTGGTGATGACGGTGAGCTATCCCAAGAGGAATTGGAACGCCTTCGTATGGCCGCATTGATGTCAATGGGCATTGAAAAAAAACAAATCCATAAAATGATTGAGGGATGATTAGGACCTGCGAAAAATGCGGATGCACCGACCAGAACCCGTGCTTCCATCCTCACTGGGGCTTCTGCTATTGGCCGTCCAGAACCTTAGATATCTGTTCCCATTGCCTGAGCAAAGAACTTGAGGAAGACCCCGAAACCATCCATTGCGTGTCGGGCATGGAGTTCCCTGTCCTGAGCGTCCATCAGCCTTATGCGCTGATGCTCGTCGTCGGCAAGAAGGAATTCGAGTACCGCACATGGAAATTGCCGGCGCAATATGTCGGGAAAAGAATGTTCATCCATGCCACTCTTATGATGGACAACTTCGACCCGCAGTTTGCCGAAGAAAATGCTTTCTATGACTGCATGAATACGGCCTTCAATAGAAAACTTGCCAGTATGATCCTCGGCTCCGTCGTATTCGGCGAGAGCCAAGGACCGATTGACGGTGTCGTTGACGGCGTGCAAAAGAAACTCTACAAATGGCCGGTGAAAGACCCCATCATCTTGGTCGACCCTTTGAAAGACATCCCCGGCAAGCAACGCATCTGGAAAATCATGTTTTGAAAGGAGAATTACCAATGAAATTTACACAAAACGGAAAAACCATGGGTGATGAAACCACACCCTATATCGTGACCGAGTACAAAGCCAAAACGGTCAGGGATTTTATCGATGAGGTGCTGGCAAACGAAAAGGAATGGGGATATATTGCAGTGAAGAAGGCAAGCATCGGGTTCTTTTTTGCACATCCGAATTGCGAATACCGATATGGGAAGCTTTTAAGCAATCTTCCTGATGAATTACTTGACGAGGAGATAGAACGTGTTGAAGCCTGTGGCGGTTGGTCAAGAATGGATTATGTGTTATTTCCAAAAGCAAAATAAGTAATACCATGCCTCCGAAATTCCCTATCGATTACGAGCCTGGCAAATGCCAAGCCTTCCTGATTAGCAAAGATACAGGACAAATGATGGAAGTCAACCCGCAGCCTTGGCCAACGGAGCCAGCAGAGGAAGAACCCGCACAGCCGATGGTGTTCAACAAAACCGTCACCTTCAAGCTTCCTAAGAAAGACAGTTTAGTCTTCAAAAGGATGCTCAGGAGACAAAACAAACTGCCCCGCAAGCTGAAGAAAGCCCTCAAACATGTAGGCTTCTTCACAGGAGAGATGAGGCGCTTTGAAACAGAAAACGGCTCCGGCTTCGAGCAAACGGCATGGTTCGGCCCCAAGGACGGCTACCCATGCACCAAATGGGTGAACCGCGCCTGCCTAAAACTCAAAGCCAACGCCATCCTGATCATGGAAAGACAAATGAAAGAACACTTACCTCAAAACTCATAGACCATGGACAACACCTACAAACACATACACCAATTATCCAACGACCTCTTAGCCAAGAAGGTCGATGAATTAGCCCGCCGCCATGTGGGCGAAGACCAGGAAGTGCTTCTCGAGATAGCCCGCCGCCTCAGAGTCAAGCCGCGAGAGATTTTCAACGATGAAGCCTTTTCCACCTTATAAATAACCCTTAACTGACAACCGACATGACAATCACTTATCCAGAATGCCAAATCGAAATGGAAGTAGACGAAGCCATCGAACTACTTGATTACTTTGAACGTAAGGAGCCAAAAGCTGAAATACGACAAGACTTTGGCCATTTGAAAATTCCGCAAGGAATTCCCCGCCCATTCGAAATCAGCGAGAATGTCCAAAAATGGATAGAAGAAGCAGCGCAGAAATACTTCCAAGAGGATAGGCAACATCTGTTTGAACAAACCGACCCAAACCGCCACGGCGACGGCATATTGCCTCTTATCAAAGAAGAACCTCTTCCCGAATTCGACCCTACCCAACAGCGCGAAGATGACCCACTGGCAGGTGTCTCTTTCGAGGATCCGAAGCCGGAACCCGACTTCGAGCCTGGCGGGTTTGTCCCAGAGAATCCCAATGAAGGCCGTTTGGTTGAAGGCGAAACCGTGAAAAAGGGTGTTGGTCTGCCCGAGCCGGTAAAGAAAGCCCTCAAAGAAAAGCAGACCAAGAAAGTTGATGTCCTTTTCGATGATTACGGCTGGAAAACCTTCAACAGCGTGAGAGAAGCCGCCAAGGCCATCGACGCCAGGTTAAACCACTTCAACCATGCCTTGTTGAACAATAAGACCTGCAACGGGCATCATGTGCGCTACCATGCCACAGAGCCCGCACCAGGAACGGAACTTCCCCCGGCCAAACATCCTGCCTACTCTGCAAGAAAAGTCGATGTACAGGCCGAAGACGGCAGCTGGTCCACCTTCGACACAGTGACCCTCGCAGCCTTCCTTCTTGGAGTCACAGCCCCCACGGTCTCATTGGCTTGCCGCAAGGAAAGAAAGGTGAAAGGCCATGCCGTCCGCTATCATAATGACACGGACGACATCATGGCAGAGATTGAAGCCTCTAACAAGAAGCCCTATCAAACCACTCCTCCAGTCCGATAAGCCATGCTGAACGAATGGGCGACATACGATGAACTCATACCCGCCTTGCACGAGGCTCGCGGCTATGGCGAAACCAGCCGCCGCAACCAAAAGGTGCAACGGCAGCTCCGCCTGGGTATGCATGATGTGTACCACCGCGTCCGCACACCCAAGAGCAAAATCCCCGTGTTCTACTGGTTCGTCAACGACCCTTCCGGCACATGGTTCTCGTTCCTCGTGCTCCAAGGCTCAGAAGGAGAGTCGTTCGCGGCAAGCGTGATCACCGACAGCGACACCGGCATCATTGTCGTCCATAGCCACGCCATCAACCGCTATATGGAGCGTTCCACCTTCAAGGGCACTCTGGAGAAAGCACAGCTGCTGATACTCTTGGGCATGATGATAGCCTGCCCGTCCAAGGACAGCGACACCTACTACATCCCCTTCGTCGAGGGCGTGTTCCTCTGCCAGGAGAAAGACCATGTGCTGCATGTCCGCACCTACGTCAACGACAGCCAGCTGAAGCCCAACCAACGACTGTGGAAACGCAAGTCGATAAACGACACCACAGAACAGATCAAGCAGTTCTACGAAAGAATGGAAAGAAACTACCTTTAACCGCAACCGCCATGACTCCCGAAGAATCCCTTCTATGCGAACAACGGCATCAGGAATACATGCAACGCCGCGAAGAGTTCAACGAGGTACTGGCGAGATGGTTTGAAGAAAAATACAAACCAAAAACATCCGAAACGCAATGATTGACGTAAACAAACTATATGATGCCACCAACGGAGGTGCCGACCTCTTCAAGTTCTACTTCCCGGACTTCGACCCAGGTAAGACATCTAACCTCGTGAAGGTACGCGATGATGACGACCACCCGTCGGCCAGCATCTTCCGAAGTGGCGACAAATGGCTTATCAAGGATTGGGGAGGTGCCAACAACAAAGCCTATTCGATGATAGACTTCGTGATGGAGCGCGAACACCTCGAATTCAAGGAGGCTGTCGCCTTCATCGATCGTGTGTGCCAAACCAACCTGTCGGCCCAGGAAGGGGAGAAGCGTACCTTTTCCGGGGCGAAGATGACCAAGGTGGCGCCGATGAACGAGAGGGTGATCATCCGTAGGCAATCCGGAAAGTTCACCAAAAAGGAACTTTCCATCCTCGGTGCCACCGACCGAAACGGAGAACCGTGCATCACACAGGAGACTTGCGACCAGTTCAACCTCATTCCCTTGGACGGATATATCAATCCGACCAAGGACGGCAACACTTCATGGAAGGTGGAGGCCACGGAAGACTACCCCATTATGTTCTACGACTATGGCGAATGGGGAAAAATCTATCAGCCGTTTGGTGAGGTTCGCTTTATGTATTATGGAAAGAAGCCGGAGCATTGGCTGTTTGGCTGCAACCTCTTCCAGGAAGCATGGCAGAAAGCATTGAAGGGCAGCTATCCCCATGTGCCTGAGTTCAGCGGCGGCAAGAAAGCCAAGGCTGGAGAAGACGGCTATGTGGACGAACAGGAAGAGGACGAGCGATGGGAAGCCTTGACGATATGTTCAGGCCCGTCCGATGCACTCAATGTGTATCGTGCCGGGCATGTCGTCTGCTGGCCAAACAGCGAGAGCGAACCACTGACATCGGACATCATCAAGAAACTGTTACGCCTGACCCGCAATCTCTATGTGCTCTATGATGCCGATGCTACAGGCTTGCGTAATGCCTACGACCTGGCACTACGCAACCTCGATATCCAAATCATTAGTCTGCCCGCCGACCTTGGCGAATGGCGCACCAACAAGCGCGACAAGGACGGCAAGCCCAAGATGTGCAAGGACATCAAAGACTTTTGTATGTTCTACAAGAAGGGCCACATTGACCCATACAAGGAATTCAAGTACCGTCTTGTTAAGTTGGCCAAGCCCTTGCGGTTCTGGATCGAGTCGACCGACAAGAACGGCAAGAAGTCCTACGAAATCAGCAATGCACACTTGTACAAATTCCTTTCGGCCAACGGATTCCATAAGATGATAACCAACTCTGCCGGCAGCTGGGTGTTCGTGTATGTGAAAGGCAAGGTAGTCGAGGTCATTAAAGAGGAAGACATGGTGGCCCGCGTCAAGGAGTTCCTGATAGCATTCATCATGGAAAACACGGAATACTACAGTGTGACCCTCGAAAACTCCATCCACCGCTCGAAGCAAATCAATCTGGAATCGCTGAAGAACCTCGACAATATCGAGGTCGACCTCGACGCATTCTCTGCGAAGGCGGAGTATTTCTTTTTCCGCAACTGCATTGTACGGGTCACTGCCGATGGCATTGAGACCATCAAGCAAGACGACTGCCCATACTATGTGCTGAAGCATAAGGTAATCCAACACGACCTGAAATTAGGCAAGGAATTGTATGCTGCTGACTATAGCGAGAGCGGTCGTTGGGCTGTCGATATGCGCGATTCGTTTCCCCCCGCTTCCCCCGATTATCAGGTATGGGAAGCGAATATTGACAAATTGTCCAAGAACAATGAAATGTATAATTGTGAGGTGAGGTCGGATTTCGACTTCGTGCGCTACATCTACAACACGAGCAACAAGTATTGGCGCGAAGAGGCTGAAGCCAAGGCCAACGGCGGCGACCTGGAACCAACAGAACGCAAGTCGGTTGAAACCAACTTCCTCAATAAAGTGACCACACTCGGCTACATGCTCACCAAGTACAAGAGCAAAGGCGATGCCCGTGCCGTGTACTGCCTGGAAACAAACATCATGGAAGAGGACGAAGGGCAACACAACGGCGGTACCGGCAAGTCGCTCTACATGCGCTGCACCAACAAAGTGCGCAAAGAGGTCTACATCGATGGCCAGGACATGAAGAACAAAAGCTGGGACTTCCTGTTTCAGCGTGTCGATTTCGACTCCGACCTGGTGAACATTGACGACCTCGCCAGCAGCATCGACTTGAACGCCTTCCTGAACAACATCACTGGCGACATGATTGTCAACCAGAAGAACAAGGCCGAGTTCATCATCCCCTACAGCCACTCACCGAAGATGTGCTTCACGAGCAACCACGCCATCAAGCGTTTCGGTGGATCGCTGAAGAGGCGTATCCAGTTTGTCTCGTTCAGCGACTATTACCATTCGGCTAATGATGAAGCTGGCATTGCCAAACGCTCGCCACTCACAGAGTTTGGGCGCAACCTGATTGACGACTACGACGAGAATGACATGAACACCTTCTATAACTTCATGCTCCAAAACGTGCACACCTATATGCGCTTTGGCCTCATCGAGCCGGACATGCCTGATATCGCCATGCGCCAGATGAAAGCTAACATCGGCCTTGACTTCATCAACTGGGCAGACCAATGGTTTGAACAAGACCTGACAGGTGAAAGCCGGTTCAACAAGAACATCAATAAGGACGAGGCCTATTCAGCATGGAAAGCCACCCTTAACTCCAAGGAACTGGGCTGGGTGACTCCCAACAAGTTCAAGAAGAAACTGCAAGGTTGGTGCAAGGTCCGTGGACATATCTATATCCCTGAAGAACTGCGTGCCAACATGACCAAGACCGAACGCGACCGAAACGAAATCCGCTTCAAGGATGATACGGGAAGGTATGTGTACGGCTTCTATATCGAACAGAATCCACAAACGAAGGAGGATATACCGGTATGGGAAGACCCCTTCTAACCTGGCTTCCTCTTTTTTTTCGCTCTTTGAAATTTTACACCGCTTTAACCGCTCTTCTTATCTCTTGACAATTTGACATTTTGACATAGAAGAAAATAAAGGAAAGAAAATCAATAAAATAAGTTATGTCAAAAATTTGTCAAGTCGAAAATCGCCGAAAATTTTTGACACAGAAGGCGCTAAAATTGACACACTTGTAAATCAAGTAGTTACAAAATCCATGTCAAAATGCCGTTTTGCACGAAAAATGATTTTGACACGGCTAACACACTGAAAGCCAATTGTGTCAAAATTAATGTCAAAAAATCAAAATTAATGTGGTATTGGAAGGTTGAACGGTGGAACATCAAGAAAACTGAATTATCAACAACAAAACGCAATACAAAATGGAAGGACTCTATGTAAAGGCCCGAGTGGGCAAGAAACTGAAGAAATGGCTGGAAGACTCCTATCAGGACTCCGTGGTGCACCCAAAGAAAGGCAGCGTGCTCGTGACGATGATCATACCGTTCCTCGAACTCCGTCCGAAGGACTACGTTGAAGACCTGCCCGATGATGAGACCATCGAAATAGAGCTTCCCCTGAAACGCAACGAAAAAGTGTACTGTCAATCCACGGGTAAGGTGTATTATTGCAACACCATTTGGCGCAACACCCTTTCCAAAGCCGGACACAAAAAGGTGAAGTGGTTCTTTGAAACGACATTCCGCAAGGCATTCCACACCTTTATGGATGGCCATATAGAAGGGCAGCACGAGAAGATGGGAGAGAAGGAGAGGCTGGAGGTGAAAGCCGCCGTTTGCGCCTTCCTCAACCAGTACCACATCGAGTACGACGAGAGGATGATCAGCAGCATGACCCGCGACTGGTGGCGCCATGTCGACGAGAACGAAAAGAACAGGGTTTCGCCAATGGTCTACTGAAAAACCGTCACTTTATTGTCATTGAAAATCAAGTCAAAAGAAGAAAAATTCAGTCACTTTGCGGTCACGGAGAAAAAATCGAAAGAGAAAAAATTTAGTCACTTTATTGTCACGGAAAATCTAACCTAAAACCAGAGAAATATGACCATAGTAGGCATCAAAACCATCGGCTTCGTTGAACAAAACGAAGTCAACGACCAGTGGGTACAACAGGAGGAAGCCCCGGCGGAACGCAGTGGCATCACACCTATATATATAGATGGTATCAGGCGCTTCGGTAGCTTCGACCAAGGAAACGCCACACTTTCCGAGAAATCCACCATCAACGAAAGCGGCAAAGTGTATGAACTTGACTTGGCGTTTGTTGTGCGCAAACCCAATGATATCACACTCGGGAAAAAATACCTCAACCGGCCCTTGGTGATGCATGTGTGGACCGTCGACGGCAAGCACCACAGAATAGGATCCAAATCCTATCCGGCTTATCTCGAAAGTGACAACAGGTATGAGAACGTCACCAACCGCGAACTGGCCATGACCGTGAAATACCAGTCCAGAACCTCAATCTTGACTTGATTTTTCCATATATCAACTCCGTTGAAGTGCCTGCCCTTTCCAGGGTGGGCACTTCTTTTTTAGTCGCTTACCTCAAAAAGGCGGGAAATAATTTTGCTCGAAACCAAAAACCAAAATTTTTCCATGTCCAAAACCAACCTACTTTATAAGGCTATTAAGTCCTCATGGATGCTTGACCCTTTGACGGCTATTTCAGCTTCAAAGGTGCTTGAAAACATGATGGGTGCAGCCCGCCTGAAGGCAGCTTGGCCAGTTATTGAGTATGAGGATGACGATGAATATTTGGAAGAAGAAAACCAAACCTACTACCATTATCGCCTCACTCACAAGGATTACGACAACATCCCACAAGGCAAACAGGTCAGCGTGGTTCGTCTTGAAGGCGTGATGATGCGTGACCATGGCTGGTGCCAGCCTGGTACTCGCGAAATTGCCACATGGCTCCGTCAAGGGGATGCCGACTCGCGTGTGTTGGCCAACATCGTGCTTATCGACTCGGGCGGTGGTGCCGCCGACTCGGTGAAAGATCTTGCCGATGCCATTGCCGACTGCAAAAAGCCTGTGCTGGCTTTCTGCGACGGCGACATGTGTAGTGCTGCCTATTACGCCGGTGCCTACGCTGACCACATCATGGCCAACGATGGACGCAACCGTGTTGGCTGTATCGGAACAATGATTCAACTCGCTGGCTATCCTGCAAAGTTCAAGGATGAAGACGGATACGTCAGGCTCCGAATCTACGCCGATGGCAGCGAAGACAAAAACAGCGAGTACGAGAAAGCACTTGAAGGAGATTTCCAACTGATCAAGGAAAATGTGCTCAATCCATTGGCCGAAGATTTCCGAAACGATGTGAAGGCCCGTCGTCCGGCATCGACCGACGACCAACGCAAGGGCCGCACCTTCTACGCCCAGGATGTGGTAGGAACCCTTATCGACTCGATTGGCAGCTTCAAGGATGCCATCAAACAAGCACTTGATTTATCAACCAATACCATTAGCGAAATGAAAGGACACGAGAACCTGCAATCACTCGACACCTGCCGCGACCTCCAGATGGTGGACGGCTATGTGTCCCTGAACGGAGAACAGCTTGCGGAGATCGACAATGCCATCGGCGAAGGTCGCACTGAAAAGGCCTTACGTGAGACCGACCAGAAGACCATCACCGAACAGGCTACGACCATCGCCTCGCTGACCCAAGAGCGCGACGAACTGAAGCCCAAGGTTGAACAACTGGAAGCCAAGGATACCGAAATCGCCTCGCTGACCCAAGAGCGCGACAACCTCCGCACGGAGAACGCCAAGAAGGATGCCCGTATCGCAGAACTTGAAAAAGCTCTCGACAAGGATCCCGACGATGAAGAAATCCTGCAAGCCATGCATAATGGCGACCATGCCGATAACGACGGAAAGTTCCACGAACCCACCGACGAAGAGGCTATGGAAAGTGCCCGCCAAGCACTCAGACAAGGCAAGAACTGAAACCTGAACAACCAAAAACCAGACTAAAATGGAAGAAATCAACACCCCCAGCATTGCTTCTGCCCTGGTTCATTCGAACCAACGCTTCCGCAAGGAATGCCTGGCCATCGTGCCCGCTTCCGTGGAGGAATGCACCAAGCGCATGCACGTAATCAACAATCTGAAGGGCAAAGAGACCGAGGCAACCATCGTTCCTCAAGCTCACTGGCGCCCTTATCACTCTGAGAAGGTGGTTGGTGGCACTGGTGGCCTCACCGCCCGTACGCTCGAAACCTTCCCGTTGGAAATCCTCGAGGAGTTCGACCCCGAAGGTTTCTACACGACTCACTTCGACACTCCGTTTGACGCACAGAAGGACAAACTGGACATCGTGCGCCAACTGCTCCAAGCTGAAATGAAGAATGCCAGCCGTGGCCTTTGCGACCTTATCTTTAAAGGTGTTCGCGTGGCCGATGGCACTGGTGCCCTCGACGGCTTCGATGGCTTTGACACCATCATCGCCAAGGAGATCACCGCTGGCAACATTTCCCTTGACAACGGCAACTTCCTCAACATCGGCGAATTGAGTTCGCTCAATATTGGCGACAGATGGAAGCTGATGTATAGCCGCCTTGACGAAGATCTTAAGGGTGACGACCAGAAGAAGCTCGTCCTTGTGTGCTCCTTCAACGAGCGCGACATGTACAACAACTGGTACGCTATGAAGTTTGGTACGGGTAACTTCCCCGGCACACCTAACCAGAAGTACCTTGATGGTACCAGCAACAAGGTAGAGATTCTTCCTCTGCCTGGTATGAATGGCACCAACCACTGCTTCATCACTACCGAAGAGATGATGAAGGTCGGTTTCGACGTGTTCTCCAAGCACACGAAGTTCGAAGTCCGTATCCCTGACAACCCCAATTTGGTCCAAGTCCATGCCAAAATTTATATGGGCGTGGAGTTTAGCAACATCGACAAGAAGTACCTCATGGTCGCAGCTCGCACTGTGAAGGACGACAGCGTCTACATGACTGCCGATAAGGGTAGCGTGACCTTCGCTGACACCGCGTCCAACGCCACCAAGACCGCCACCGTGAAGTTCTTTGGCTTCAACATGACCGCTGCCACATCTCTGACCCTTGAAGGCACCAACGCCGCCAAGTTCAGCCTGAGCGCCGACAGCATCTCTGCCTCCGATGCCAACGCATCTACCGGTAAGGAAATCACCATCACCTTCACACCTGGTGCCACTGGCAGCTTCGCTGGCGCACTGCGCGTGACCAACGCCACCGACAACGTGAGCATGGTTATCCCGCTGGCTGGTAAGGGTGTGTCGGCCTAACGATAGGAGGATACAACTATGCCAGGAGTAACCTTAAGCGACATCAACTTCAAGATTGGTAGCGTCAACCCTTCGGGTATCAGCGATGAGATCTACTTCATCCCGAAGCAGGAAATCACCGGCTGGCCTGCCATGTCTAACGACTTCGACACGGCAGAAAGCAACGCCGCCTATTCCAACTACACCGGCAACTTCACCCTCGCCACTGGCAAAGTATGGCATCGTCTGTACAGCACACAAGGCAAGGGCAAGATTACCTGGGAGTACACGGGTGAGACCGACTGCAAGGTCGTGGTCAACAAGGCAAGCCTGAGCTATCCTAAGCTCACGGACGACATCCGTGCCTTCGCCAAGTTCGCATCGAACGGTGACTTTGTCTTCATCGTCAAACATGATGACAAGTATTACGTGATTGGCAACCCCGACTATCGCGCCACCGTCACCCCGAATGGCGACAGCGGCGACGCTGCCGGAAGTGCCAAGGGCGTGACCATCGAAATTGAGTGCCCGGATGTGACCCCGCTGCCTACCTACAGCGGCACGCTGGCCCTGTCCGATGGTTCACTGAACTGCTCGACCGGCGTATTCACGCCAACGGGTGACTAAACTGTTGAACTATGAAGATAGAACAACTGTATTCCATGGACGGCTATACCTTCGATGAAGGTATAGCCTTCCTACTTTTAGCGAAAGCCCCTTTAGGAGTTGTTAATCACCTGAAAGTCACGCACAACAAGAGCAATCTCCATAGCGAGATACACAAGCAGCTGCGTATGCCAAACACCATGCGCTTGTTGAAGGAAAAAGGCTTTGACACTGTTCCAAAATCGATCGAGATTGAGCCGAAATCGAACGAATCCGTGCCAAAATCGAACGAAACCGAGCCCGAATCGAACGACACTTCTAACGGTAGCCCCGAAAGGCA